AGGGAGGGAAGAGACCCCCTCACTTGATGCAAGCTCTCGACAAATGGAAAGCTGGTAAGAAACTTTTTGAGGAGAGAAGAGACAAGAAGTTTCCTGGACATGGAAAGGATATCTCGTGCCGATAACTAGCTTGAACCTTTCACTTTCAAATCGTTGTACTGCAAGCTGCGTCTTCTGTCCAGAGGACAGGGGGAAAAATGAATACGAAGACATGCCGCTGACAGTAGCGCAACGAGTCATTAACGAAGTAGTGCAAGAGGATTTCCCGTGGGAGGTTCACACAATTCAGGTAGGGGAAAATGGTGATGCCCCACTTAATCCTGCTTTCCTCTCCATCCTCAGATTCATTCGAGGGAAGATGCCAAAAGTGCGCATGAGTATGGCAACGAATTTCAGTCATCTCCAAAAACGAATGTCACGAGTGATTTTGAAAGAGGGATTGATTGATGTGATCCATACGAACATTGACGGACACAACCGCGAGACTAACTTTGTTCAGAAGGGATTGAATCTTGCGCGAGTGTTTTGCAACATCAAAGATTTTTTGGGAGAGAAAGAGCATACTGGAGGGGAGACGCAACTTGCGGTTTCTGTTCTTACTCTTGACGATTATACTGAAGCAGTCTTGAAGCACTTCGGTAAGCTCCCCCAGAAATTGAAAGTGGTTCCTTTGGAGAGTAGTTCATTTGAGGAAGTGGAAAAGAGTTTGGAATGGTTACCGTATACCGTGGGAGTGAATCAAGCAAAACCATTCGCATGGGCTGAACGTGGTTCCATCGAACGCGATCCAAAAAATTATCAGTGCCCTATGCTCCCACGAGTTAAAAATGAAGCGTTCATTTCTCCAAGAGGAAATTGGTATCCATGTTGCATGGATAGCAATCAAGAACAGGCTTATGGAAACGTCATGGAAAAATCTTTGGTTACAATGCATAAAGAAGAGGCAAGAAATCTTTTGATCCATCGGTTAGAGGGTAGGCACTTCAAAGAAATTGGAAGCCCCTGCAATGAAGTTTGGTGTTGTGGAGTTATGCAAGGGAGTAGAAAATGACACTCAGTACCAAGAAAGAAATTGAACAGACATGGGGTAGTCATAAACCAGTTCTCTATGCAATCGCTGAAGTGATGAAGCCCGAACGTGTGATTGAATGTGGATGTGGGGAATACTCTACCCCAATTCTTCATGACTGCGCAGAGCAACTGCATTCGATTGAGCATGATGTTGCGTGGGCAAGAAAGATGCAGAAGAAATTCCCCGCAACGGAAAAGCATCAATGGACCATCCATCCTTTCGGTTCCTGTCACAATGGGATTCGTCGCCCAGATTTAACACCTGAGGAACTTGCGAAAGTAGATCATTGGTATGAAGAGGAACTGAAGATTGCACACGTTGATTTTCTTTTCGTTGATACATTTGCTTGCGCGCGAGTGCCAGCATTTATCAACCTTTCTCCTTTTGCAGATTTGGTTGTGCTCCACGATCTTGAACCGAATAGCCCAGAGTTTTATTGCTACGAACTTCTTGAAGATGCCATGGTGGGTTGGTACCATTATCGCTTTGCTCCAGAAGGATACATTGCAAAAGTTCATCGTATTCCATGGACTGATATATTTTCGTATAGACCTCTCCCCCTAGAGTTACTGCAGCGAGTGGTTGATTGTCATGCAAAAAAGCTTTGGGGATTTACTGTAGAGTTGGAGGAAGTTGAAAATGGCTCCTGATGATTTAGGTCTTGACTACATCATTGATTTTTTCGGTGACCGAATTGGTTACTTGGTTGATATCGGTGCACACGATGGAGTAGAGCGTGGGAGTATGTCACGAGAGTTAATGGTCAAGGGTTGGCGCGGAATGCTAGTGGAACCACTTCCAAAAGCGTTCGCACTTCTTCAGACCGCTTACCAGAATGAAAAAGGTGTAACTTGTATTCAAGCTGCATGTTCAGACGTAAGAGGTCAAGCAACTCTTTATCCCTGTGATGGTGTCTCCACTTTGGAAAAAGCGTGGGCGCAGAGTTGTGAAAATTGGTGGGAGCATATCAATTATGAACCGCCGTTAACAGTAGAGACGTTTACCCTTGAAGAATTGCTTGCAAGTTACGCGCCACCGAAAATCGATTACCTTCAGATTGATACTGAGGGACATGATTTCAAAGTTCTTCTAGGGATGGATTGGAGTTTCGATCCTGATTTAGTTTGCATTGAGACACTGGACATGACAAACGTGGATCGAAAGAATGACAAAGGGATTTGGTTGCCCTCAGAAGAAATTGACAACTTACTTGTGGAGCGTGGGTACGTTCAGAAACTTTTGACCATCGGCGGGAATGGAATCTATGTAAAGAAAGAGAGAGCATGATTGATTGTATTATTGGTGCGGCTGTTGGTTACAATCGGGAACAGATCAGACCGTTCTTGAAAAGTCTCCGTGCAACAGGATACCAAAAGCGCGTCATTCTTTTTGCAACGAAAGGAGCAGCGAAAGAAGCACAAGACTGGGATGCAGATGTGCGGACACCTCCCCCAGTAAAAACGCTTCCGCATGCAGAAAGATTCTATTGGATTCAGGAAGCTCTTGCGCAGATATCTTGCAACGGTGTTCTTTGTTGCGATACGAGAGATGTAATTTTTCAAAAGAATCCTGATCTAATGAAGTCGAATGGATTCCATGCTTATGAAGAAGATCGTTGCATGACAATTGGAACTTGCCCGTACAATTCTGATTGGGTTGATATTGGTTATGGAGAAACGGAACTTGATCGGTTGAGAAATTTCCCTATCTCTTGTGTTGGAACGTTCTGCGGTAGTCGGGAACATGTAGCGGCGCATTTACTCAAGCTCGTGCATGAACTCAAAAGACTGCAGCATCTCACGACGAAACCACAAGATCAATCTTGTCACAATCATATCATCCGGCAAAGAAAGTTCTCTGGCGAAATTCATGAGAGTGAGAAGAGTGAAGTTTACACCGTGGGATATATGCCACGAGAGACAGTTAGAGTTGACGAAGAAAAGATTTTGAATATAGCTGGTGAAGTTCCTACCGTGATTCATCAATGGGATCGGCATGAAAATTTGAAGGCACTCGTGGAAAGAAATTATCTGTAAGGAATCTCATGGACTTTTTTTCTTACGAATACAAAGGCAAGCCAATTTGGAGCGGGCATCATGTAGCCTATCCGAATAAAGCTAGTTTGTTTGCATCGTTATTGCAAAGACATGGTTGGTGCTTTCGTCCGATTCCACTTGTTGATTGCGGTGAGTATTATCAAGCGATTGATGGAACGCATCGATTATGTGCAGCAAAGAGAATTGACTTTCCAATTGAAGCTGTGATTGTAGATGGTGTCATCAACCCTTTGCAAAAGACACCGGAAGGATTCACCAAAGAAAAGATGGCAGAGTTTCCATTTGGAAAGGTAGCTCAACTTTATATGTCAAGCGAGAATCATATTTGTCTTTTGCTTGACGAGAAATGCAAAATTCTTTTTGACCCCTTGGCAAAGTTTCTCTTTGAGCTTTTGTTAAATCTTTCATCTCAAGTTCCCTTATTCAGAAAGGTAAATGATGGATAGTAAGATCCAGGAATATCTCAAGAAGAAACTACGCTTCTCAGAATCGGGTGAGCTTTACCAGAGTGTCGAGGGGGTAGCGGGTGCCACTCGTGATATGGAAACACGTTGGAAGCTTTACGATATCTCTCCTGAGAACATCCAGAGCAAGAGTATCCTGGACGTTGGATGCAATATCGGGGGATTCTCCCGTTTCTGTTCGAAGTCTTGTAGTGGCTATCATGGGATTGATATAGACCCTGAATCTATCGATCTCGCGCGGCATCTTTACCCCTTTCCAAATTGCTCTTTTGAAGTTGGTTCCTTTGTCACTATGAGTATCAAAGTGAAGTATGATGTTTTATTTTCATTCGCCGTTTGGTACTATACTCAGGTTCCTTTTGAACATTATCTTGCAAAGGTTGCGTCTCTTCTCTTCCAGGGAGGAACGCTTTTCTTTGAGTCTCATGCGAACGATCAATTTCCAAAACTACAAGAAGAATTTGAGCGACACTTTGAAACCATTCGTGTGATTCCATCTCCAACTGTAAATAATGGTGTGCGTTCTGACAATCGTTTCTTCGGTGAGTTTAGAAGGAAAACGAAATGAATTTTCAACCAGTCAATAACCAGAGAGTTGCGGATATCGCTGGAGCAAACTATGCTCAAGAGATTGCGCTTCCAGGTCGATTCGTTTATTGCAGAACGCATTCCATAAGGAAGCAGTTCAAACAACTCTCTACGTTTGGGCCTTGCGTTTTGCTTACATCATTCTCAGATGCTATCGTAACAACTCGAATGGCAAACCGTCTCCCGAAAAATGTAGAGCATTGGTTTTCGAATAACGTAGAGACCACGCATCCGAAGGTTACTGCAATTCCAATTGGAATGCTCCAGAGCGTAGAGAAAGAACAGATTCTTTCAGATCAAATTTCTCTGGGAGTGCAACCGCCTGTGAATACTTGCACCATGTGTTTCTTGAGAAACATTCCTTGCAATCCAAATCCGCGCGAGGGAATCTATGAACTTCTTGGTGGGGGACCTTGGATCACAGCAAAGGGAGGCTTTGAACATATCCCTGCAGATATTTTCTATCAAGACATGAGGCACCATCCGTTCACGATCTCACCTCCAGGAGCAGGACCGGATTGCCATAGGCATTGGGAAGCGATTGCACTAGGCTCCATTCCTATTGTGATTCGTTCACGAGCTACAGATATCCTTGCAGATATGCCTTGCCTCAGAATTGATCATTGGGCGCAAGTAACTGAAAGACTTTTGATGAATGAGCACGCAAAACTACACGAGAGATTCTCGCATGACTCTATGAAAAAATTGGACATGGGTTATTGGAGAGAAAGGATTTTGGAATGGGCTTGAAGATTGTGAGTTTCCCTCTCTATGGGAAATCTCCAAGATACCTTAACGGTGCATTAGAAAATGCAAAGCTCATGCCGCGAATTTATCCAGGGTGGCAGATGCGAGTTTTTGCTGCTGATGATGTAGATACAACTGATCTTGAAGCGTTAGGTTGTGTTATCGAACGTATGGGAATTTCACATCTTCACTCTGGGATGCTTTGGCGATTTCTACCGGCGTGGCTGGAGGGGGTGGAGAGAGTTATTTTTCGAGATGCAGATTCCAGAATTGGACCACGAGAATCAGCGGCGGTTATGGAATGGGAAAATTCTGGGCTAGACGCACATTGCATGCATGACCATCCCCATCACCAGAGTTTGTATTTGATGAGTGGGATGATGGGAGTGAAAGGGAACATCCTCCCGAATATCATGTACCCTTGGACTCGCTATATGTCACACCTCGAAAGAGGTACTTCTGATTTGCATCTTTTGCGTTTGTACATTTGGCCACACATAAAAAATAGTTTGATGCGGCATAGTTCCGTTCCCGTTGAATGGGAACATCTTCCTTTCCCTGCTCATAAGTCATGGAGAGGTTTCGTTGGACAGCAGTTTGATGATGGGGGGAAAGCAGTATGGCCGAAGATATGAAAATTACAGTAGGGGGAATTCCACGTTCAGGGTCAACGTTGGTTTGGCAGTTAATCAGTGAGGTATTCCCAAAAGTAAAAATTGGCAAGACGCATCCCGCCGCATGGGAACCGGATGGAAGTTTCATTATTGTGACCATTCGAAATCCTTACGATGTTGGTGCGAGTCGATTCAGACATAGAACACTTAGAGACCAAACTGGTCTTGTCAACATTGCGAATCTTGCAGGACTTGATGCAGAGTTAAATGAAATGATAAAACATTTTGCTCCGCTTACTGCATGGGTTAAGGAACTTCCTGAAATGGCTCTGCTACGCTATGAGGATTTCTACAACAATTACGATTTGATTTTCGATTTGATTGAGGAACGATTGAACAAAATTGTACCGATGGCTTTACGCGACACGATCAAGGATAAGTTTAGTTTGGACAAGAATAGAAAGCGGTGTGCTCAACCGGTAGTGAAAGGTGAGAATAGATTTCGTATGGGTCCAGGACATATCGGTACCGTAACTCCTGGTCTTTGGCGATCTATTATTCCTCCATGGGGATATGAATTGATGGCTGAGAAGTGCGGACCCGTTGCAAAGGAATGGGGATATGAAACAGGTAGTTAGTTTTTCTGTCTATGGCAAGAAACCGATGTACGTTCAAGGCGCTATCGAAAACGCCAAACTTATGTCATCGGTTTATCCAGGATGGAAAATGGTTGTCTATTGTGAGGACAGAACTCCTACTTCAAAATTGAAGAGGTTAGGGGTAGAGATTCACAGGATGGGAAAGAGTAATCTTCATTCTGGAATGCTTTGGAGGTTTTTGCCAGCGTGGGATGAGAAAGTTGAGCGGGTTATCTTCCGTGATACTGACTCTCGCATTAACCCGCGAGAGGCGGCAGCTGTTGAACATTGGATTCAATCAGGGAAGAAAGCTCACTGCATGCACGATCATGTACATCATGCAAGCCTTCCAATTTTTGGTGGGATGTGGGGAGTGATGGGGAAGGTACTCGCGCAACCTTGCCCATTAAAGATGCGATTCAGGAGACCGATTCCGCGAGTTGGTGATATGAAGTTACTCGCGCGAATCGTTTTACCCCAGATTCAAAATAGTCTCTTGCGTCATTCGTCTGTACCCATTCGTAAGGCATGGGGTGACGCGCAACCATTTCCTAAACATGAACCGTGGGAAGGTTTTGTAGGTCAGCAATTTGATGATAACGGAAAACCAGTTTGGGTATAAAATTTGAGAGGGAGTCGGGCCTTCCCAGGCACCCACGCAACAAAAACCGACTCCCTCTCTTCATTTTTAGCCATCATCAGGAACAAAATCCAATATCTTTTCTTCCAGGTCAACCGCTTCTTTCTTCAACTCTTCCCGTCGCTTAATGCGCCGCTCCTCTTTCGCCTCTGCGTCTGCCTTTTCTTTTCTTTGTTCCAAACGAGAGCACCAAACCTTTGCCTCTTCAAAGAAAATTCTTTCAATTGCTATAGTTCTATTCAAAATTTGTGTAGCTTCCTCCATGTTGTTTTTGATTACTTGAATCTCACCGACTACCTCTGGACCTTGAGAGTGTTTCAACATATCTAATTCTGTTCTGAGATGCATCCACTGTTCAAATTGTGGTACGTTCTCAAGTAAATGCTCTCGCCACTCATTTTCATCATCCGGTGTGAGCATTGCAACAAAACCACCATGGAGTACAATTCTTTCCTCATACTGTCGCCGCAAGTTCTCTCCTCTCTTCTTTTTCTATTGCATCCCAAACATTTTGAACCATAACGACAACACGCCGTTTTGCTTTTGCTGTTAAGCCACTCATGCATTTCGTTGATACGTTTCCGTTGATTTTTTCAAGATGCTCTCGCAAGTCATACAAGACGCGCCCATACCGATAGTCTTCACAGAAAAATACTTTCTTGATACTTACACAGTGAAGACAAGTTCGATAGAGCTTGTATCGTTTTTCGCGTACTCCTTTCTTTGTCTCGAAGTAGTAGCCACGATGGAACTCAAACCTTTGACCGACTAAAATCTGCTGTTGACATTCAAAACAATAATGAAGTGCTTCAGCCTTACAAATTTCGTTCACCTCAAAAGTCAACACTTCATCCGGCGATCCAGAGATATACAAAAAGCTGCATGCTTCACCCATCTTTCTTTTCCTCCGGCATTGGATCATCAATAATAATAAACGGTGGACGCTTTCCCCTGTTCACATCGGTCATTGTTACTGAGACAACATCCAAAAGGATTAAACGCCACTTATCAGCATAAATGTAAGTGGTTTGAATACTGCGTCCCCAATTGTCAACGCGCAACCTTGCATCCATGTAATACTTTGGCTGTTCTTGTCTACTCTTCCACCAGATAGCTACGTACCGAATTGGACTCATAAAAGTGTAGCGTTGCTTGAAGATAATTCTTATCAAGCGTTCTTTCCAACTCTCTTTTTTCACTTCTGGGAATAGCATAGATTCATCTGCTTTAACCTCGTTCCAGAATGCAGGATCATCAAACATCACTCTCCCTCTGCTATACGGTTGATCTTCTCGTGTGTGTCACTTGTTGGATATGTGTCCACAAGTAAGACCTCCACGATCCGCGCAAGCTTTCCAACGTCCCTTTGTAAAAGAGTGTTGTGCGTGAATTGGCTGTAATCACCTAAGCCACGCGCTATCAGCTTCTCTACGGGTGATTGTTGTTTGTATCTTACTCCGTCAATCGGTCCCCAAGTTGTACCATCTCCCTTCTCCACCACAGGCACCTCGCCGTCTGCGTCGAGCTTGATGCGAACATTGTAGGGATGCCCATCATCCATTACTCCGCAAGAAGTGATGCCAGAATAATCGACATGCCATACACTATTGTATTTCCTGTAGCTAACCCAACCCTGCGGCGCGAGGTCGCGGAGAAGCTGGCGGGTGAGGTCTTGTGCGTAATCAAATCTCGTATCTCTTGACAGGAAGTCAACTCGCTCATCCCCACAAATATAGCCCTCGTACCTCAACTTGTGGCCGTGGTATTCTTTCGTCATTCCTTTTTCCTTTCCTCCATCTTTTCTAACACCTGTTTCGTTTCCACATCACCCACTCCAACCATTATTCCAGGATCGTACCGCTTTACTCTTTTCCTCAGTTGCTCCATCTTTATAGGGAGGGTGACGCTTCCGAAGAGGTTGTATCGTTCTCGTTGGACTGCTCGTTGTCTGGGGGTAAGTCTTCGTCGGGTGTTTCCAACCATGCTTGCATCTCCTTTTCAAATTTCTCTAATCCTCGCAATTCTTCACAAATAATCTGGAGGAAAATAACATTGCTCTGAACGGCGGCACGAAGTTTGACCCCGCAACCCATCGCCACTTTCCCAGGATGGTCCATAGGTCCAGTGATGGATTGACTCCCTGCTCTCCATAACATTCCAATCCATCCACCATCAATATGCGGATAGATCATAATCTTTCCATTTTTTGACAGTAGGGAGTAGGACCAACTTTGTTCTACCTCTCCTTTTTTATTGACTGCTTGTGCTGTTGAATGCCTCCAGTCATCAGGAAGTAGTGCAACAGCGCGTTGGCTTTCCTCTACTGCTTCGTCTTCTGTGTCAAAAAATTTGATGCCATTGGGAATAATCATTTCGTTTCGTCTCCAAAGTTTTCAATAGTCAACTTTTCTTCAAGCGCAAGCTTCATATCCTGCGCAACCATTTCAGCAACCATGTTTCCATAAGGAATTTCTGGTTTCCAATTCAGGCACCTTCGTGCTTTCTCTGCGTCACCACAGAGGGAGTAAACGTCACGAGGTCTACAGTACCGTTCATCAAACCGAAAGTACTTTCTCCAGTTAAGCTCCAGAATATCACAAACAAACTCTAAGAACTCTTGTCCGGTATGCGCTTCTCCAGTTGCAATAACATAATCGTTTGGACAATCTTGCTGTAGCATAAGCCACATTGCCAGCACGTAATCTTTTGCATGACCCCAATCGCGTTCCGTTGTTAAATCTCCAAGGTAAATTTCATCTTGGATTCCCACACGGATGCGAGTCATTGCGCGAGTGATTTTCCTGGTAAGAAAAGTTTCACCGCGTCTTGGACTCTCGTGATTGAAGAGGATGCCATTACAGACAAACATACCGTGTGCCTCTCGGTAGTTCACGCAATAATGATGCGCCGCAACTTTACTGATTGCGTAGGGACTGCAGGGATTGAACCGAGTGGATTCATTTTGAACTGTTGTTCCGTTACCAAACATCTCACTCGTTCCCGCTTGGTAAAATCTGACTGCTTGTTTTCTTGCTTTTTCAAATTGCCAAACTGCTTCAAGTAACCTGAGTGTTCCTGTTGCCACAATGTTAGCGGTATATTCTGGTTGCTTAAAACTGACTGCAACATGACTTTGCGCTGCAAGGTTGTAAACTTCATGTGGTTCAACTTCATTCACAATTTTATGAAGTCCGTTTCCATCTGCCATGTCACCGAAGTGAAGAAAAAGTCTTACACCTTTTTCATGACTGTCTTCATAGAGGTGTTCAATTCTTTGCGTATTAAAGTTCGACGCTCTGCGAATGATACCGTGAACCTCGTACCCTTTCCCCAGAAGTAATTCGGTTAGATAGCTTCCATCTTGTCCAGTGATTCCAGTAATGAGTGCACGTTTCATTTCTTCTCTCCCCTTTTCTTGACGGTGAATTTCTTCCGCTTTGGTAACATGTTCTTTTGAAAAATACTCTTCTCCCATTCGTCGCGTTCCATCCAATGCCCTTGAGTGTTGAAAGCATTGATAGCGCCGATAGCATGTTGACCGGTCTCCCGGTTAAAGCATCGAAGAACAATTCCTTTGTTGATCTCAAGGAAGAGTGGATTTTCATTTCCTTTATCTGGGCAAGCAGACTCAAGAGCTTTTAGAAGATCGATCAAGTCACGCCGATTAACACAAACTTTGACAGGATCATCACCGCGAACCTTTTTGATGACACCTTTCCAATTCGGGTACACCTCCCGCATAGGTTTATCGGCAACTCTCCGCTCCAACCCTCCCCCAGTAATACAAGTGAACTCTTTCTTTCCTGAACTCTTTGCTTTTGTCATAGCAACATGTTGAAGAGAAATTCGTTTGTCCTTTGGAAGATTCTTTAACGCCTCAGTGACAAAATTAACACTCAGGACCACGCCACTTTTTCCAGGAGAGTCGCGCTCTCCTACATCTGGAAAATGAATCTTGTCTTCGTTCGCGGGTCCAACTGCCATGAGGACTCTACCGTTCCCTGCAACGGTGGAACCATCTGGTTCAAATTGCACTCCACTTAATCCCTTGTCGAATTTGTCTTTACTTGCCACTTGACTCACGACAAGGTTTGCTTTTGAAAAAAGTGTCATCCGTAAATCCTCTCTAGCTTTTTCCTGAGTGCAACTCCAGCGGTTGCCCATGTACATTGCCCATCGACTAAACCTCTACCATTCAATATTAGTAACGCTTCACCTTTATCATTCTCCAGAATAATTTGAGGGTTATCTGGTGCAACTTTACGCGTAATGATTGAGAGCATGCACCCGCCGATGGTAGTTTTCTTAGTTGATTGCTTCTTCATTTTCTTTTTCTTGACTTGATACTTTTTCCTAACCTTTGGCATTTTCCTCCATCCTTATTTGCTTTTTCTCTTTCCCTACATGCCTTGTCGAATGCTTCAAGCTTCTTGAAAATCTTTTTGTCATAGGGCCACCCCAATTCTTTCTGGAGGTGGGGAAATAAATGGATGCGGTTAGCGTCTGGCATCTCACGGAGTAAACGTCCATCGATCCACATATGACCATCTACACAAATGCTGAAGAAGAAGCTTCCATCATCAGCACTTCGTACTTTGAGATCACAATGTTTCCACTCAAAAGACATGGGTAACGAATCAGTTTTCTCTTTCCTCTTCACCTGAAACTTTTTCTTTTTGACTACAAACTTCTTCTTCATCTCGTGAGTCTCCGAAAGCTTTTTGTAGATGTGAGGAGCCAACCATCTTTCCGAAGAATTTCCATGTCCACTTCCTTGACGCTACCGTAAAACATTTTGACACGGTTCTGGCATTCCTTTGTATGAAGACCCATGCTTTCAGGTAACTCCAGGAGTCTTGCGATCTCCCGCATCTGAGGAACGAATCTTGCCTTCCCTCCCATCATCAATTCATTTCTTATTGCATCGAAACGGAAACCGATTAAAACATCTTCTTTGCTCAAGTACCATTTGTCCCGCATTTACTCAACCCCCCAATCTCTACCAAGGTAACCCCAGAAAATGCCATCAACTTTTAGAATAGGCAGAACACCATTTGAAGCCATGATGATTTCGATCCGATCTTCCTCAGCAAGTTCACTTGCCATTTTCACTGTTGCATTTGGAAATCGTTTCTTGACTTCATCGCAATTCCGACAACCATCTTGAGTGTAAATAATCATTTCTCTTTCTTCCACGCTTTCTCCTCTCCATAGAGACCGATGTTTTTCATCATCTTTAACAAACTGCTATGCAATTTCCAAGTTCCTCTGCGTCTCTTTCCTGCAGTGACCACATGGAGCAAATTCAAATCCTGAAGGAGATACCTGCAGGTCTCAACCGGTTGACGAGTGAGCCGCGCGATTTCATCCGTGGTGCCATATTCGTCATCCAGGTTGACATACATCTGCTTGATAATCTCTTCCACTTGATCGGGTGCCGTGTCTCTCGCAACGTGGCGAATGATTTTGTAGATATCATCATCTAACACTTTCTTTCTGCGATAGACACCAATTCCTAAACCAAGAATGCAAAATTGCTTTGCAAGTCGTGTTCCAATTTCAGCGGTAGGTTTGAACATCACTCGTTGACTGAATCGGTCTCGACTCACACAACCTCTCATGGCACTTACCCATTGACCAAGCTCAAGAGCTTTATCCTTGAACCAGTCTGGAAGGTCTGGCGTATCCTCTTCGGTAACTGAACGATCAAGAACTTGTGCAGCAGCATCCATCAAGTCTTGACGCATATTACTTTCTTTTGTGATGTTATCTAACGCTCTTCGAATCGCGTTCCTCCCTACGTTAATTTTTCCCCTTTGCCGAATCCGATACTTAATAAACCTCTCCCCCAGAATACTCATTTGATGCATGGGGTCATCGATCTTTGGTGTCACTCCCGCAACAATTCCAAACTTTCCACGATAACGACGAATGACATTGTTGCCAAAAACCTTTTCTGTTCTTCCATCATAAGCATCGCGGAGAATGCCAAGGATTTCATCTCGTGCCATTTGATTCAAAGTCAAGATTGCTGTGAAATCTTTGATGATTAAACACTTCCCCAAAAGTTTTGGAATCAGACTAGGGTCACCCCCTCCAAAGTTTGCGCCGCTGATAAGTGCATGCGGTGTGATGCTTGTGGTACAGAAAATCTTCGGAGCTTCTGACAAACTCATTAGCAATTCACTTTTCATTCCACCGCTAGGAGCAACCAGAAACATCCATAGAGGATCAGCATCAATTCGATTGGCAAAGATCGATCCGAATAATACATCTAAAACCTCATATCCTGGCATGTCTAACCACTTAGAAAACGCCTTCTCAGCGAACTTTGGACCCTTACCCCTCCCGGTAGGCTCTTTTTCGTCTAAAGTCGCTTGTGTGGTTGCTGTGGCGTCTACTGGAGGGGTTGAAACAAGCATCTTCTTTAGCTTATTGAGAGTAGTCTTGCCCCTACGCTTTTCCTCAAGGTAAAGGTCTCGCACGTCGAATCCTTCTGGTAAACTCTCTGACCATTTGACGCATTGACGTTTCTCTGCGAATCCCTCTAAGAGATTCCACGCGCGAGTCATTCCTCTGTTTCCAGGTTCATCATTATCAAAAACGAAGATGACATTTTTCCTGGCAAAGTGGTCAGCCATTCCTTTTGGAAAATTCCCTGCTCCACAAATTCCATAGACATCTTGTTTCACTTTGATCTTTCGTAGAGCTTCTTCAAGTGCCATGGAATCCCATTCACCTTCACATATCCAAACGGTTGACGAGTTGTACTTTTCCTTTGGTGTAAGGAGTCCAGACTTCCCACCTTTTGAAGCCATGGCTTTTCCACCAATCTTATACCGGCGAAGGTCAATTACTTTTCCGGTTGCATCTGTCACAGGGATTGTGAATTGCTTCCCATCGAAACGTACCCCCCACCTTTTTAGGGTGAGAGAATTTAATCCTCTGTCAGCAGCTAACCTTTTTCTTACCACAATATCATTCTTTGTTTCTTTACGCGCTTGAACTTCTGCAAAGAACTTTTGGAGATTTCCTTTCAACCCACAACGTTTGCAATCCCATAATTTATTCTTTACGTTCACGAAGAACTTATCACTTTTCCTGCATAGAGGGCATGAACCAATTGCTTGACCTCCCTGGACAGAAGTGAAAAGCACACCGTGTTGTTCAAAGCCTTTCAAATCAGGATAGTCATTGACCACCTTGCTCATTGCTTCCCTCCCCTACCAATTCATGCATTGCACGAATATGTGCTAGAACTTGTTGCGCTTCTTTTTTCGTGAGAGTTGTACTCGGATTTCTTCTTTCGTTAATCCCTGACAGACGACAAATTTCATCGACAATATCAGGATGACGTTCAAGACTAAGCGGCATGGTGGAAGCTCTCCTTTCTGTACTTCTTTTTGCTTGCCCAATTCAATGTTGTAACCTCAACATCTACATCAAGTGGAATTCCCACCTGAGGAAAATCTGACATCAATCTTTTGATCTCAGTGACAATTTCATCCACGTCTCCCAAACGGTTGCGGGGGTACTCAATAATAATTTCATCATGCACTGGAAGAATCAAACCCGCTTCCCCTCCAGTAGCTTTCTCAAGAAAATGGTGGACTCTGTTTTGTGCTCTCTTGAGAATATCTGCTTCCGATCCTTGCATCATATAGTTCGTTGCGATGTACGCTTTCGAAGATGGAATCCGCAAACGCCTTCCGAGAATCGTTGTGATGTACCCATCTTCTTTCGCGGCTCTAATGATTTTCTTGGCACTCACATCCAAACTACCAAAGACTTGATTGTACGCGCGGAAGATTGCAGCGGTAACACTAAAGCCAAGGGTGGCACTCACCTTTGCGAGACCCGCTCCAAACATCTTTGCGAAGTTCGCGTTCTTACAGGCACTCCTCAGAATTTTCTTTTGATCCTTCGTTGCTTTGATCCAGCGATTACCGCAAAGGATTTCAGCACCGACAACATGCAGATCAATTCCTTTCCTCACCATCGCAAAAAGATTCTCGTCACCAGTGAGCCAAACGGCAAGCTTGAATTGAATCCCTTTATAGTCAAAGTGAAGATTCACAAATCCAGGTTTGGGTCTAAAGGCTTTTCGTGCAGCGATAGGATAGGGGTTCAGTAAAACTTCTTCCTTCGCCACGTTCTGAAGGTTAGGTTTACGGCAAGACTCTCTCCCAGATTTTGCACCGCATGTTTTTAACTGGGGGTGTACAATACCATCTTCACCGCATAGCTCCAGGTAGCCATTGAGAATTGTGATTCCTCTTCTCCATGACTTGTACTTCAAAATCATATTGATAATAGGGTGCGGTTTCAGTTCCCTCAGTTCCATCAACACTTCTTTTGCTACACTTACCCCAGTACCTTTCGGAGTGAGTTTTAGTCTGGGCATATTCAATTCGTGGTAAAGGAGTGCTCGAATTCGATTGTCATTTCCAAGATTGATCCTCTCTCCAAGAAGTTGCTCACATTCCTGAAGGACAATTTCACAATCAACCTTGAGTTTTTCTCTGAGCTTAATACAGTTCCCCCGGTGGACCATTACTCCACGTCCTTCCATACGCAGAGTAGTACGAATCAATTCCATCTCAGTTTCATACGTATCCAGGAGACCGGCATTCGCTTTGATCTTTGGATAGAAAAACATATGTAAAAGCATCGTTCTTTCAGCGTCACGTTTTTGGTACTCACGCATCAAACGATTTGGAACGGTGCTGTAGTTTTCAAACTCTCCAGTTGTATACGGTTTAATTGCTTCTTCATCATCTCGCGGTACTCCAGCTAGTTCCCATGCCACCTGCTTGAGTGCATGATTATGATGATCGTTCTGGAGTAAGTGACTTTGAATCATGGTGTCATGAATCGGATGATCTTCAGCGAGTCGGCGGTCAAAGTATTTCTCTGTCATCGATAAATCAAATTTTGCATTGTGCATGACCTTCGCAATCTTTACGTTATCCCAAAGCTCACGAAGGATTCTTCTTGCTTTATTTGGTGCGCGACTTTTTTCATCGGTTCTTCCTACGTAGATTTCACCATTTGAATCGCAAGTGCTGTAGGCAAAAATCTCCCCATCTTTGTATGGGCTTAGTCCAGTTGTCTCTGTATCGTAACTGATGCACTGCATAGATACCTCCTGCTCAGTTAACTGTATAGCATCACAAGAAGAGATAAACCAAAGAGAAAAAAAGCAGGAACGATCATCCAAAAAAGGTAGTCGGCATAATCTGAAAGGTGTCGTTTTCTCTTTGGGGTTGCTTCCCCACTGATAGGTTCTGCTTGATCGTGTTTCATTCTCTTTCCTCCTATTAGAAAATTGCGGGTGGGAGTCGTGGTCCAAACCTCCCACCCGCAACCCCGTCCACCAGAACAGGGATTTACTTTTTGCCCTTAGTCTTTGTTTTCTTTTTCGTTGCTGTCTTCTTCTTCGTTGCGGTTTTCTTTTTCGCTGCAGGTTTCTTGGTAGTTGTCTTTTTCTTTGCAGCGGGTTTCTTGGCGGCGGGTTTCTTCTTTGCCTTAATCATCTTGACCCCATGCTCCTTCAGAAGTGCAACCTCTTCTTCCATGAACTTGTCTTCAGGCCAATCGTAACCGTCAAGTACCGCGACAACTTCTTCCGTGGACATTTCATCATTCAGTGCATCCTCAGCAACACCGTAGCCAACTGCAAACTCAATGAGTGCTGCAGCACCACTACTCTCCTCTTCCTCTTCCTCTTCCTCCTCCTCTTCTTCTTCAGTTTCAACCAAAGTACATTCAGAACGCTTAACTTCATAATCCGTTCCGTCACTATCCTGAATCGTGATACCATCACCACCATCGTCAACCGTAACGGTACACGGTTCTTCTTCTTCCTGATAGGTTATTTGTTTGTCCTTCCAGGATTCATCCTCTTCCTCTTCACTCTCCTCTTCCTCTTCCTCTTCCTCTTCGGTTTCCTCTTCTTCCTCTTCCTCTTCTTCTTCCTCTTCCTGTAGAGCACAATCGGAACGTGCAACGTCATAATTTGTTCCGGCTTCATCTGTGATAGTGACTTCATCACCACCATCATCAACCGTTACTTCACAAGCAGTCTCTTCCTCTTGGTAGAGAACTGATTTTCCTACCCACGAATCGTCACCCGCCGCAGTTCCTTCACCATCACTCGACTTGGCAAGAACTTCCTGGAGACGAATGTTTGTAAAGTCTCCGCTCTTGACTGCCTTACCAACGACAACAGGATTGTCCTTGGCAATATCTGCAAGCAGGTCTTCGATCTCTTGGAATGTTTCAGGAACTTCGTAACCCATCTTCTGCAGCCAACCCTTAAAGAGACGAATGCCGAAAGGCTTTTCCTCAGACAGAACGAATCCATCAAAGGCCATCTCTCCAGAGAATTCACCATCCGTAACAAGATAGGTGATAGAAACGCGCGGGTCATTGTTCTGCGTCTCTTTCAGTTCAATGTTCTGGACTTGAAGTTCATACGTTCCTTCCGGCAAGCTCTCGCCAGCAGGACGCGCATCAGCCCAAACGCCTTCCATGTTCTTTAGCTTGCCTGCAAACTTACTCTTTTTCGCCATTGTTACTTTCTCCTGTTAACGTCTTCCAGTTTTCTTTTTGGCGGCAGCCTTCTTGACTGCTTTCACCTTTTCCATTGCGATCATCTTACCACCTGCCTTGCTCGTTTTCTTTCCAGGTTTAAATTCCCTGAGAGCAATACCAACATCTTCACCATTGAACGCTTCCTGAATAACCTTGACTCCTGCCTCTCCTTTCTTAAAGGGCAAAAATTGTGGGAGACTTCCAGCGTGTTTTGCGTCTACCACTTCATCACCTGTTGTAATCAAAATCCTCTGAGACTTCCCTTGTTGATTCTTGACATATTCAGCGTACAAAACGAAGTCGCTTTTCGCTTTGATAAATGCATACGCTTGACCGCTCATGGTCGGCTGGATTCTTGTGTACTCCTCTCCAGAGTGACTTGTGATTTGAACCTCTTTTGCGTGGCTTGTGAAAACGATTCCTCTACCCGTTGACCACAAGCGATCCATGACCCCACAGAATTCATCCTTGACTGCGTTCCATGCTTTACCATAACCTTCATCGGTCGGGTGTTCAATCCCCCGCATTCTGCAAACGTAATCCATGCAGTGAGAATATGCAGCATCGATTGTATCAATCGCAACGGTTGTAAACCGATCCGACTTTTCGAGTAGCTTAACACCCGCCTTGAACACTTCCCAAGTATTAACACCTGGACCACCGTTTTCAGTATTGAAATCAAATGCAACGATTCCTTTGCTCACCCTTTCACATGAGAATAGAATTGCATCTGGGAATCCAGCAATGAAAGAAGTCTTGCCGATTCCAGGTCTGCCATAAATCAGAGTTGCATACAGGAAGAAATCTTCCTCTGGTGTTTTCTCCTCAGTCGGCAGGGACAAATCCATTACTGAACGGTGCTTCTTTTTCGCCACTTTCTTTTTCGATTTCTTCTTGGCTTTTTTCTTCGCTACCTTTTTCTTTGCCACTTTCTTTTTCGCTACTTTCTTTTTCTTTTTCGCCATCTCTCCTTTCCCTTTCTTCATCAAGCAAACTTTCAAACTTTTTGAAAACGTCACCCGCTTTCATCATCTTTCCCGTCATCTTTGCAAGAGCTTTAGCCGCTTCTGCTACAGAGATAGTTGTACGTTTGTTCACGAGTCTCAAATTCGTAGTGAACAGAAGAGTGTAACCAACCGTACAAGTTTTAGGGCAGTTTGATTTCATCATCCCTCCAAAAGTGTCTGGGGTGAGAGCGAACTGCAAAGATTTGGTCCCTACCAATCTTCATGCTCTCCCCCAGACGAATACTATTCAGTTACAATCGTTTCATCTCTTTCTACTTCTTCCTTGTCTGTCATGTAACCGTCATCACCTTCCCCCCGTCTTTTCATTTCGACATGTTTGCGAATGGTCGGCGTTCCAAAAACGAGTGTAAGGAAGCTTAGAGCATCAGCCGCACGTTTTGCAGCTTCCACCATTTTGATCTCAGCAATGTCAGCACGCAGAGCAAGGTTTGCTTTGTATACCTGCTCCTCTCTCGCGCAAAGTTCCGTTTCGATTCTATCAAGCACTTCCTTTCGCTTACCAAGTTTATCATGGGCGTCAAGAGTCCTATGTAACTCCACAGAAGCTTCACTGAAAAGTGCAAGTGACTTCTCTTTCTTTTCCAGAGTCTTTTCCAGCGTTTCCATTTGTGCAAGACGTTCACGCAAAACGTCACCGACTTCAGCCGAGAGGTTTGCTCTGATTGCTGCTTGAATATAATATCTGCATCCATCTGCTTGTCCATGCTTCTTTGTCTCCCAAAGTATTTCGAGGGTAAACCACAACAGTACAAATCATAATCGTCTTGAAAAATCTTACATGTTTTGTCAGCAATTAACTGACTGAACTCATCATTATTCATCTTCAAGCTCAGAGAAAAGTTTTCCTGTCTTCTTGTAACCGGTCATACAATTATCACCGCATGCTTTTAGATAGCGACAAGTCCAGGGACTCCGACACGCAGATTCATTTCGGTAGGTTGGAAGAGCATCATTAGCCCAAAATCGAAAGTCCCGCAACTTTTCATGGAGTTGCATTTCAAACATTGCAATCCGAGAGCGAGTCATTCTTGTTTCAAGTCTGACATAATAAAACGCTGGGCGAGAGGCAATATCTTCCGCAACTCGATTCCAATGAAGCTTTGGAAGAGCGTTCCCCATTTTCAATTGTGGTTTGCGAATGAGATTGTACATCACTCCCGCAATCGGTCGATCAAGAACCTGTTCCATTGCCAGAATGTAAAAGAGACTTTGGAAATCAATCTGGAGATAGGTCTTGAGTGCTGCTTCATCAATTCGTGAAGTTGTTTTCGTTTCGAGGAGCCAAAGTTTTTTCCCGATTTCATAAACTCCATCAACCTTTCCTCTCAAACGAAAGCCACGCCACTTTTCATCGAAGAGTCCTTCCACCCTTTTGAACTTCTTCTTCTTATCTTTCTTTTGCCACTTGTCAATGTAGCCTTTCAGAAGAACAGAAACTGTAGAGATATCATTTTCAATTGCTTGTGCATCATCACCATCTTTTAATGCTTTTGCTCTCCACAATTTTGCAGGAAGCTTTTGTTTCTTTTCTCCATGCCAACCTTCCAGAGCGTTATGCATGAGACTTCCAAGCTGGAGAGCGCGTTTCGGATAGTCTTGCTCCCATCCCTGGAGATAAAACCGTGCGTACTGCCTGCAGTTCACCCATGCGGAAAGTAAACTCTGCGTCACTCCATCAGTTATCTTGTACATTTTCTAAAGACCTCCGAAAGTTCCCGAATGAACTGAGTGTAAGCAGCACAATTTGTACCACCTTGACTATAAACGTAACTCGGATGCTGAAGAGCAATGCCTGCAGGAAATAATTGCCGGCAACTTTTCTCTGCAAGTTTTCCAAGAAAGACAACGTGCTGCGGGTCCGCTAAAAGTGCCTCTTCCTCTAGCCTCTGGAAGCATGCCCAAATCTCTTCGCCTGTCGGGTCTCGATTTGGTTCCGTTCGATCATCACACGGACGGCAAGCTACGCAATGAGTGATGTAATAAGTAATATAATCACTCGATATATTTGCTAAGAGGATAGCACTTTTCAAAGCACTTCTTAAAACTCTTCCATCAGGACCGGAAAATGGTAAGCCTGTCATGTCATCAGACCGGTGTGGCGCGTCACTGATGAAGAGTACATCACATGGCAAGGAACCTTTCCCCATGACAACTTTCTTGCGCGTCTTGGATAATCCGCAACGCTTGCACCGTCTCCATTTCGTGAGAGAGTCATGCAACTATAACCCCCCTTGATCCGAGAGACCCATTCCTACAGCATCAGCTTCATGGTTTTTGTAGGTTTTTCCGAAAGCTGATTCGAGTCGTTTGATAACAACCTCTTTCGGAAGTTGTCCTTTCCACCCCTGGACAGGAATTAGAATTGGAATCTTATTTGTTTTCTCTCTCGCCTCAGATGCAAGCCCACCGATTAAATAAATGAGCTTATGTAAATCAGATGGCTCACCTTTTTTTGATTTGTGGGTTACGCTTGCGTGACTTCGTGCGCTACCTCCCCAAAGCTCACCCATCTCCAGAACTACCTCTTCAGGTTTGACCGCCGCGAGAGTCCCTGCAAACGCTCTGCAGATGGACCATACACGGTTATCCCACCGCTCCCCTTTTGGACCCACGAGTACACCAGTTGCAGAGGGAGGAATCGGTTTCCGTCCAGGTGCTTCCGGTAACTCAAAGAATGCCCAACCGGTACCACTGATGCCAGGATCAACAAACAACTTTCGAATCATACCCATGATTTCCTTTCTCTGATTGCACAAGCTAAAGCGCGTGAATGATTCAAGTCAGAACTTTTCTTCTTCCCTGCTAACAGTAACAGAGCATCTTCATCAATTGAATCTTTGACAACAAAATCTATGTAGAGGAGCGGACGTTTGTCCTTTGCTTTTTGAACCGTTACAATTCTATCTTCTGTCTGGACTCGCATGAGATGTGCAACTGGTGAACTATGGTACATGACAACATCTGATGATGATAAATTCAGACCAAAGTTTCCAATCGCGACTTGCAAAATCATTACCCGTGGCTTTCCTTTCAAAAAAGCAGCTTCCATCTGGCGACGAACTGTAGGTTTTGTTGCACCGATCATATACGCAACACTGATTTTTAATGCAGAGAGGGTTTCATATATCGCTTTGATCTCAGGATTGTACGCGCACCAAATCACAACCTGCTGCTTTGCTAACTCCCCCTCCAGAAGTTCAATAATATCTTGGAGCTTTCCATCCCAAATCATTTCCATGTCAATGCACCCGCCACAAATTTGACGCATCCATTGATAACGGGCACCGCTCCAAATAGTTTTCTTTGAAGTTTCCTTATAATCTAAAACGAATTCACTTTCGAGTTTGTCATAAGCCTTGCGGAGTTTCGTTGGAAATTCAAACTCCCGCCGCTCACGAACTTTGTTCTCTTCCAGGTCTACATCTTTACGGCGAAGAACAAACGCGCGTCTCCCCACCTCTCTGCGGATATGGTCAACGGCTCCAGGTTGAAAAACCCAATCGTGCCCAATATACGGCGGTTCCATGTACGCTTGACGAAATCCCCAGTAATCTTTTCGACCGAACGCACGACCGTCCAGAAATTTCAACTGGCAGAAATAGTTTTGTGCTCCTTCGGGGTCCGGTGTTCCTGTTAGAATCCAACGGTGCGGGAGACTCCCACGAAAATATTTCATGAAGAACTTTGTAATCTTTGCTCTTTGCTCTTTGATTCCTGTACTCTCGTCTATAACTACAGCATCCCATGGACAATCCTTTATCTCTGGGATGGTCATCCAACCTTCCTTGTTCATTAAACAAAAAGTGGGAGTAGGATTTTCGCTGAAGGTCATTGCATCTCTCAGTTCATCTTGTCTCGCGCGTTTTGTTCCAGTGAGCCATTTGATATCAACGCCTTCACTCTTACACTCGCGCTCCCACGAACCGAGTGCGCTATTCGGTGCTGCAACAAGCGCACGCAATCCTAGTTCTGGAGTACGTGGCTTGTAAAGCTTGCAGCGTCGAATACAAGGTAGCGTTTTGCCAAGACGCATCTCCATGAAATATGCAGGGTGCCGAGTAACCATAGAATAATGAAACGCTTTCTTTTGATGCGGGTAAAATTCCTTCTTCATCTCTTAGCCTCTATCACCTTGGCACGATTTGCCATGAGATACCCTTTGCGTTTTAATAAAAGTTCATTTAGTCTCGGGTAGTTAAGCAGAGCTTTAAATTCTTTGTCGTTTTTCCCAAACCAATATTCAAATTCGTTTAGATTCCTGCAAGAGACAGTTCCAGAACTTCCATGGATCGAAACGATGCGTAGGAATGCAGAGCGTTCCTTTCGTGTCCAATTCTCACCCAGAAAATCACGTTTGATCATCTTGAGTGGTTGGTAGCGCATGGGGAAAGCTTTGACAAGATCACTACCCCCCATCAACTTTGTCATTCTTGCATGCTCACGAATTCGATAGTACAAATCTTCTGGCGTGTCTTTGAAATTGTACAGCACCAAACTATTGTAAGTGCGAAATCCCCGATCAATCATCATCTTAATTGCATTCTGCCACAAACCATCTTCCCACATTCCATCGAACGCAAAACGAACTGGACTCAGCTTTACCGGTGCAATAATATCTGCAATCTCTTCAGTCATTAGACGCGCGTCAAGAGCTTGATTGAAATCGATCTCTGTGATTCCAAACTCCTCTTGAAGTTGCACCATTTGCTCAACATCTTTCTTCAAGACTTTCTTTGACTTTGCCAACCAGTTGTTATCGTAGAACAGAATCTTCTTTTTCGTTTTGTTAATATTCTTGAACCAGTCTACATGATAAAACTTTGGTTCAACAACTGGCACGGCGCAAAACTTACACTTCCGAACGCACCCGCGAGAAGTCCACCCGATTGAATAATCATAGTCCTCTTCCAACAAACTGTAATCGGGGGTACACTTTTCCGCTTCTGGAATGAGACCGGTATGAATTGGGATGCCGAGATGCTTGAATTGTTCTGGGAAAATTGATGGCGCGGTTCCCCCAAGTTTAAGTTTGACCTTCTTCCCTTTTGTCATTGCACGAATCGCACTCACGATTTTGTGAGTCAACTCATAGTCATAAGTAAAAATGACACTGAGCCAAATTTCATCGTAGCGTTTTGGTTCTTTCGGTGGCTTGTTCTTGAAAAGTGTCACCTTGTGCTTTTTCTTTCTGAGCATTGCCCCAATCTTTAGGAACTGGATCGGGAAGAGTTCACCTTTACTTTTGACTTCGATGAGCGCAATCCGCATCTTTTCATTACTCCTTTTCCTAAACCGGATGCCGTTTTCTTTTCCCCATTTGCAAGCCACTCAGTGACTCGCTCCACAAATTTCACTTGAACCTCCACGCCGATTATAACTCTGTCCTCCCCAGAGAGTTTTTCAATCTCATCTTCGAACTGTGAAAAATCATGGTTTCCATCATCAGGAGTAATCAGCGGTTCAATTTCAAACCGGCTGAAACCCGTCTGAGATAAATCTGCTCCACGTCCATGAAGACCTTGGAACATATCAGCAAGCAATTCCTTATTGAACTTACTGGAATCACTCGATTTGTTATCTGCGATCATGTATGATTCGGCTTCATCTTTTGTAAGATGATCCGCACGAACTATAGAAAGAACTTTCAAACCAAGGCGGGTTGCAGCTTCTAGCCTACCGTTACCAACAATGACATAATTTTTCATTCCCCAAACGACAACCGGTTGCATCTCTCCAAAGTTTTCATAGCTCTCCATGATATCCTTGAGATTTCCTTCATCGTGGTCTCGCGGATTCTTTGGATGGAAATTGAGAGAGGATAACTTCATTTCGATTAGTCGCTCTTTCAAGCTCTTCGGTTTCTTTTTGACAACCGTTTTCCTTTTCGTTACCTTGAACTTCTTTTTCCGTTGTGCCATGGCTCCTGCTCTCCTTCTGGCGGTCTTGGAACCGCTTGCGGGTCTCGTTACCGGGGATTCTGATCAAAGTCGCTCACAGAGGCGGGAAATCGGTCTGACTGAGGCGATGTAAGCTCCTGAGAGGACATATGCCAACGCAAAAAGGGGTCTGGAGAAAAGCTCCCCAGACCCCCTCAGATTGTGCGCTTGTTCTAGCTCTTGAGCTTCGGGCACTTCGCAATGATGTAGTCATAGTAACGACTGCCATTCTGGGCAGGGAGCTTTCCTGATTCACTCGCGGCATCAAGAATCTCTTTGATCTTGTCACCCTTTTTGCCCTTTGCCTTTTGCTGCTTGATAATCTCCCACGCGATTCCAGCAGCGGTGCCCTTCTTGAAAGGACTACCGGCGGGAGTTCTGATGTTGCCCTTTTTCGATGACTTTTTCTTGGCAACCTTTTTCGTTGTCTTCTTCTTCGCCACTTTCTTTGTGGTTTTCTTTGTGGCTTTCTTGGCTACCTTCTTCTTCACGATCAACTGTTTCTTCGCGACCTTCTTGGAAACCTTTTTCTTGCTCGACTTTTTCGCCATGTCACTTTCCTCCAGTACGTTAAACAAAAATCTCGAAAGTTCATCAAAATCCCGCACATCATTCTTCTCTGCTTTGCGACCCCATGCCGCAAAGTAGCTTTTCCAAAACTTCTCTTTGAGTTCGTTCTCCTTTCCATCTTGCCTAGCCAAGAGATATTGACAATGGGTGATGATTCTTGTCTTGACTAAACGCCAACGCATTTTTTCTGGAGGCGGTTCACCAAAGAACCTTTCATACTCCTCCATTACAAATCGTTTCTCTGCTCTAACTCCACTTCGCGTTTGCGTTCGAAGTGAAAAGCACCTCCACCCGAAATGCTTCGCAGACTCCATCAGGATTGAATTGAATTCTGCAGGGGGGAATGGAACAATTGGAATCGGGTGCGCGTTATTCTTTTTCACTTGGAACTTCTTTTTCTTCACCACGAACTTCTTGTTCTTTTTTACCTGGAACTTTTTCTTTGCGACTTTGAATTTCTTCTTAGCCATTTTGCCTCACTCGTTCTTTTAACGTTTCTACATCCATAATTTCAACGTCACTCGTTGCGTTCTCTGCCATACGCTTAACGGTTTCAGGAGCATCTTCCACCTTTGTGAAAAAACCGTCTGAAGTGTAAACGCAAGTGCCTTCATCATACCCCTCAATATGCGTAATCGTTTCAGGGTTCACGAAGAGGACAGTTGTCGCTCTGCTCTTTGACACCAGTTTGATAAACTTCATAAATCTCCCTCCCGCATGAGTTCCATGATACGCTTTTTCGTAGCGGCGATTTGTTTACGCAATGCAGCTAGTTTTTTCTTTGTCATGTTGACCGTCTTGCCCTTTGAATGAAAGTCCACTAGCATTTTTGCCATGTCAATTTCATCTGGAAGTTCTCTCAACCTCTTATCCAAATGAGTTAAATGCTTCGCCGCTTGCTCTAACAGGTTTGGTATTAGAATCAATTCTTGCTCAAGATCATGCAAGCGTCTCTTGTGCCTATTCCTCTGAGCCATCCCCCATCTCCTCGAGTTCTGCTTCAAGCTCTTCCTGCTTTGCCTTCATGCGTTCCAACCGCCGCTGGAGTTTGCCCTTTTCCTTTGCCTTCGGATCAAACTTTTCAGCGACTCCACTTTTCTTTTTGGACCATTTCAGAATCATGTAATCGCAGTACGCATTCTGACCCGCTGCAGTCTGGGGAAATTCGGTGCTCTTCAGCTTCAGAAGTACATCACTCTTGCCCTCATAGAATAATGGAATCTTTGTAACCTTAACTACAGTTTTCTTTGCCATTTGTTTTGTCTTTCTTTTCAGTGACGTTCACAATGAATTGCATACCGTCCATGGCAGCAATTGAATTCGGTTGACCCTCTCGGATATCCATTCTCCCGATAGACTCCAAGAGTCTTGCATACCGTCTGTACTGCTCGTTGTCCTTTCGTCTCCATAGATCAACTCGCGGGTCATCGCTCCCAGAGAGGAAAGCAAAACCATTTACATACTTTCGTGCTCCTCTCTGTGTAATGGCAGAAACAACTCTCATGCCAGGAGCGAAGGTTGAATCGCTTGGTTGGAGTTTGATAGTGAAAATCTTTTCCCTTCCCTCTGTGTCAATTACTTTGTACTCCCCGTTGTATAACATTGATCCTTTCTCCTTCAGGCACTCAGGGTGACACCCCATCTTTTTTCGAGGTTGAGCATGGATGTTGCCATTTTCTTTTCTTCGATGTGCCTCACCGCACCAACTTCGCTTCGATGTTTCTTGCCGTCTGGTGTACGATACTTGTAATGGCTCTTCTTGTCTCCGATGACTTCCAAACCGTAGCTCGTACCATTATGCGTAACCGTTTTCATCTTCGTGACCATAACTCTTCCTCCCTTTCGTGATGCTGCAAAAACTGCAAAGACAAAACACACAACGCTACTCTCTCCGCTCGTCAACGCGAGAGCAACGTTCTGGGCTTTAGTCCAAAGGTTACATAGTTCTCTCCTTTGACAACGTATCCGTTGTGGGTGAATAACAAAACCAAGCTCACGGGTTCGGAAGGGTGTGAGGTTTTCGCTTCTTTGACGGGACGGAAATTTCTGAGTCCGGGAATGCCGTGAGCGAGGTTTTGCAATTCAGTCTTTTGTTAGGACTAAGCTTTTGTGCTTGCTAACTCGCATGAAGGATTTTTCACTGCCTACGGTGATGCCGTGGAATTCTTTCTGGGAGATATCGAAGATATCTTTGACGTTTACACCAGCACCCCAGAATTCACCATCATTCAAACAAACGAGACGCGCACGGTGTCCGTAACTTTCGGCGGTCATCATATAAAGCTCTCCATCAACTTTACTGATGAACAAATCACTGCGCTTGATCTTTCTTTTCTTCTTGCTCATTACTTTCCTTTCGTTTTTGTAGTTCCTGAATTTCAACTTCGAGTTGCAAATGCTTCTTTTGTCTTTGGAGTTGATGCGTTTTCTTCAGGGCAATACTTTCTTCATCTGGAGTATCAAAGATGATAAGCAAAGCAATAAAGATAGCAGAAACAATACATGCAATCTGTTCAAGGCGAGAGAGCTTGAACATCATTCCCCTTTCCGTGGGAGGTGCTTGAAGATGTGAGCCATTCCATCTGTAACCATCTCCCATTCTTTTTCGGTGATTGTCTTTGAGTCCCGCACCCAATAAGGCATGTAGAATCGGTTGCCAGTTTGCATGCAGATTAAGACAACCTCTTCGACATGTTCTTGGCATCGGATCACTGCCAGAAGGTAAACAAGTCTCGAACGAACATTCTTGAAACGGTCACCCGCCCGAAGGAACTTCCAAACCTTTTTCTTCTTCGTTGCCATCAGTTTCCCTTTCATCTTCCTCGACCATATCTTCTGCAGTAGGTTTTTCGCTTTCCTCTCCAATGGGTCTTACTGGGATTTCCTGTCTCGCGTTATCTAAAAGAATTGAGATGTTCTTCCATTGTTGTTCATCATCTTCATACATCTGTTCGATCTGGGAATGGGGTTGCGATTCGACAAAGCCGATGCCAGCAGCAACCGCCTGTCCTTTCGCATGTTCCAAAGCAGCAACTAAGACCGCTTCAAAACTTGTGTCCTTCACGAGTGCTTTGAAACTTTCATCAGCCTTTTCGAAGATCGTTCGTGTGTCAGGCTTTCTGCAAAAGGTTGTTAGCATTTCACTGAATTCATCACGGATAACAACTTTGTCATCGTTAATGGATTCAACAAAAAACATAGAGCCACCAGTGGCTCTCGCCATTTCCAAAGCTACTTCGTGCGCTTCCTTTAGCGGGTCTAGTACGCTGAACATTTTCATCGTGCGAATTCCTTTCTGATCCAGGTTCAAAACGAGAGCGGTTACAACCGGTCTCACTATTCTTGACGATTCCTTTCAAGGACGGTATTCAATTCTTTGTCGGTGATGGTCAGGAGCCATTTGACACAGACGCGGAGAGCATCGCGAACGAGTTCGAGAGTGAAAGCATAGCTAAAGTGATAGCGGTTTTCCTCTGCTCCTTTCTCGTGGTTCGCAAGACCTTCCAGGAATAAATCATTCAGCTTATGGATATCGGTTGCCGTGTCCAGGTATTCTTGCTTGACGTAAGTTGACTGAACCATCTTTCTACTCTCCTCTGCTATCTCCCACGATCCCTTTACAAACTTGTCCAAGGGAGTTCCAGTAATCGTAAGTTACAAGACCCTTGTCGAATTGTTTCTTTGCCTCTTCAGATGCATTCGCTACACGATCTGCTTCAGCTACAATCGCGTGTGCAACAAATCCTGCAAGCATGGGATTACGTTTGATCTCTGCTGCGAGTCTTTGGCTTAGAGTCTTTTTCTTTGCTGCCATGATTCATCTCCTTTGGGTTTCTGAATGAGTTGCAAAAGGGTTCTGACTAGAGGACCGAAAAGATTGCGATCAATTCATTCGCGCTGATGTTTGGCGCGTCCAATTGAATCTGAAGTTCATCTTTCGAGTTGACACTGATCTCAGCTTCAACAAGCTTTCCGTTCTTCATCTTTTTCGATACAGTAATTTCTGCATAACGCTCTGAGAATGATTCTTTGATCGTGACACCTGGAACAAGCATCTCCATTAGTTTCTTGATGGGGAGCAGATGTTTTTCGGTACGCGCTTTTGCATCCGCGATCATCTTTGCATTTTTGTCTCTCTTCGCTTGCTCTTTCTTGGCTTTGCGTAGGACTGCGCTGATGATCGTGCGGGGCTTTTCAGTTTCGCTTGATCCAAAACCAATTCCATAGTAGGAGTAGCCGTAAGTATCCACGATGACATTCAAATAAGTTTCGCCAACGTTCAGCCGAAGGTATGCGCGGCGGTCTTGCGCTTTGCAGAGACGCAGAGTAATATCTTTCTTCCGTCTCCCGTTCACGATCTTCTGAAGTTGCTTGACGTAATCCAAAACGTCATGCTTGGCATTTTCGGTCAAACGATTTTCCATATCTTCCAGAGTGCAAATGAGATTGTATGTTGACTTGCGTGTGCTTTTCTTTCTGAGCTTAGGCATTTGATTCTCCTCTATGGTTCTGTATCAACTTCAAAACCCCCACCCGAATGGGTGGAGGGTTGCGTTTTCGCTTTTTGGATTTGAATTAGTTCTTCGCTTCACACTCGCAGAGACTTTTCATATTGTTGTTGTCTTGCCAGTTACCACCGTAGATCGAAATCTTTTGCGTGTCGCGAGTGGTGACGATTGCATGCGTATTGACTTTCATCAGAGCATCAAAGAAATGACCATGAGCATGCCAGCAAGCCGAACCAGTTTTGCGTCCAGAGCGCGAACGCGCTGAACCATGTCCACTCGCGCAGTCAACTTTCAGAGTGAACTGAATTCTGACTTTTGATTTCTGTTCGATCTTCGCAAACAAAATGTTCCCGCCGTACTTTCTTTCGAGGTTGCCGAGTGCGGTGCGCATGTCTTGCATCGATACGTTTGATACGAACATGGTCTTTCTCCTTTGTGCTTCTGAATTAACTGCAGAGCCTCACTCGAATGAGTGGGGTGAAGTTTTCAACCGATTCTTTCATCGTAAATCTTTGTCATATCCTGATGATGCTCCCGGATAATTAAATCACGAAGGTGTTCTTTTTCAAATTCAGTAAATTGCTCACGCCACTTTGTCCATGCCTTTTCCTGTTTAGCCCAAAGCTTTTGTATTTGTTTCTTTGTTTTCTTTGCCATTTTCCATCTCCCTGTGGTTCTGAACTAACTTCCGTTTGGCATCTCTTCAGTCAGGGTTGCCAATTCCTGAGACGCACTCACGAACCGAATCTATTTTTGATTTGCGCGTTCGATTTTGTGCGTTTCGATTCAACGAAATTCCTATCCGAGTTCTGATCTCCGTTCCCGGTCCCTCACGATAACAGAAAGTCATAGAGTTTCATTCAGTCTTGCAAGTGACAGTTTCGCTTGCGTTATCTGTTTGTAGGAATTACCACCTCACTCTCTCAGAGGGAGTTATTTGGTGGCAGATAAGTTTGACTGAATTCTCGTTAGTGCTTTCGTGCAGAATTTTAGATAGGCGGTCTTTGCTGTTAAGCTAGGCGTAGGACCAAAGCCATTTTTGCGAACGCTCTGCGGTTCGCTTGCAGCCATTCAAGGTAACTGGTTGAGAGGTTGGAAATTCTCTCGTCTTACCATAGGCAGATAAAAGTTTGTCTGGCAGATGACTGCAACGCCTCACCCTCTCATGGGGGTTGTTTGGCTTTGCCGCCCTCCTGCGTTCCAAACCCGGTTGTCAATGAACGTTTAATACATTAACAATAATAGCCGATTCTCGACCGATAGCAAGATAATTCTCTGAAAGATTCTGAGGATTTTAACCGACTGGTATTAAAGGAGTTGTGGAGACGGTCTTGCAAGTCGTTACGAAAGCCCTATGTTACAGGCGTTATTATTCGTTCGATTATTTTAGTAATCGTACAAGAGAGGGAGAAAAGACCCGAAAAATAGGGGGTTTCCGGTCTTGACCCCCCTCGGACCCCCTTAGTACAATTGCGCCCAGGGTGCGCCCAGGTAGCACGATTCCCCTTTTCATTGGGGGGCAAGAACAGGGCGTTTCTGTCTCGCTACTTGTATTTGAAAACGACCGGTTCCACCCCCCCAATATAGATACTCTTACTTATGCATAACCTATATTCTATATTCTATAAAGTAGTAAAGAGAGTAAGATAAGACACCCTATTGGGGGGTAGAGCAGGGCGTTTTGAAATACAAGAGAGAGCATCGCGTTGCATCACGTAGAACAGATAACATCGAAGAGCATCGATGATATTTGTTAGCATAAGTTGCACCGATTGAACGAATGATACTTGTGCGCTTCTATGGTTCCTCTCCTTCCTGTTCACCTTTACCGGGAATGAGTTGGAGGTCAGAATACTTAACCATGAAAGATGTGATGACATGCGTCATGGAATGCCCTGCCACACTACAGGCAGATTTAAACCGGCGTTTAGTTTCCTCTGAGATATTCGGGATGAACAAATGCTTGCAACCCTTTTTTGTATGTGCTCTGACTCCAAGTTTGTCCTGCTTCTTTGATCGTTTAGGCATAGCGGTCTTTCCTTTCTTTCTCTAAGCCTTTGATTAGTGCCTCAAGGAATATGTCGGCTGTAGTTACGTCCTGCATATACTCAGACATTTCACTGATAGCACCCGCAAGGAATAATGCAGAGAGTTGAATTGTTGTTCGCTTTGTCTTATCCACTATCTTTTTCCTCCTGTCATATTCAGTGAGTCCTGCTGATATCTTTCGTGCATCGTTATACTGTTCAGGTTCCACCATTTGCTTTTCCTTTCTTTGCTATTTCCTGCTCTCTCCATGCACCATACTCAACATTGAATATGCTTTCGTGTTTGTAATAGGTGTCGCGCATTTCGAGGGCCAGGTCACCGATTTCGGAGCGGCTATCGTAAAAGCCTAGCTCTACCTTGTACCAGAGACGGAACAAAACTTCTTGGTAGTGCGCTAGGATTCGCAAACGAATTTGACTGACTTTACTCATTGAGCATTTCCTTTCGGTTTTCCTACGATACCATTCGAGTAGCGGTACACTGCAGCATCCCAACAGTTTTGACAAGTGCTTGGAGTTGGCATACAAAGGTAGCAACCGATAGCGCCGCACTTGTTACACTTCTTGCCATCTCTACTCAAATTTCCAATTGGTTCTGCACACGTTGGACACCATTCAGGATTCTCTTCACTCATACTTTCCCCTTTCCAGAGATAAACGAACGACATACGTAATTATATGTTTCATAGGTTTATGACAAAAAGAATTATAAGAATACAACGCATAGGTATAGTACGCTAGGCATAGGGCATTATGAGTTCAGTTGTTTTGGAGTTTGAGACAATACTGTTCTGGCACCGATTAAGGGTTTGCTATTCAGATTTCGTATTCCATGGTAGAGGCATGATGATAAAGAAAAAGAAGAAGACAACCAAGAAAAAAGTCACCAAGAAAAAAGTGGCAAAGAAGAAGTCAACAAAAGCCACCTCTCCCCCCAGAAGGAGAGGCAAGGGAAAGCCAAAGGAAGTTGACATACTTGATGCCGCTGTAATGGCAACGAATGAAATTGATGCCGCTGCAAAACGTCCGCTCTCAGTTCTTCCGAAGTCTGTGATGATGCGGAAAGGTGGTGACTTTGCTCGCACCCCACGAGTCGAAAGTTTGACCATGCGCTTGCGTGAGATTATGCGCATGCCAGCGAACCAACTTCAAGAGACGATTCAATATTGTGAAAAGGAAAACATCAACGCTGCAACCTCTACGGTTTTTGATTGCGTAGTTCATGCCCAGATTGCACAAACTTTGCGCGGCTCCTCGACCCATGCCGCCGATCTTTGGAATCGAATTGACGGGAGACCTGTTCAGAAGAATGAAATTGATGTTCGTGCTATGGTGGCTCAGCATATTGTTCTCATGGATGATATTGAACTTCCGTTAGACGTTCGCAAGAAACTACTCAAGGCAGTACGCGACTCCAAGAAAATGCGAGGGGATAAAGTTGGTTGATGCCTCTCTAGCGCAACCTAGTTACAGTGAAGACGATTTGATTCAATCTATTTGTCGCGAATCGTTCTATGAATTCGTCAAGGAATTTTGGGATACAATCATTCCAGATGATCCGGTTTGGAATTGGCATATCGAATTTATTTGTAACGAACTACAAAAAACTGCTGAACGTGTCTTTGCAGGTCTTCCGAAAAAACATGATGTGATTATCAACGTTCCTCCCGGTTCAACCAAGTCCACAATTTGTAGCGTGATGTTTCCCGCGTGGGTCTGGACTATTAAACCAAAGTACAAAATCATTTGCGGGAGCTACACATTTTTCCTTGCGATGGAATTAAGCAGAAGAACCAGAGAGGTTATCAACTCAGATAAATACCGCGCGGCATTTCCTGAAGTCCGTCTCTCCCCAGAACAGTTTGGCAAGCAGCACTTCATGAACACGCTAGGCGGTTCAAGAATGTGCGTAGGGGTTGGCGGTACGATCACTGGGATGCATGCTCATATAATTATCATCGATGATCCGTTAGACCCGCAAGGTGCCAAGTCGGAAGCAGATTTGAAAAAGGTCAACGCATGGATGTCTGAAACACTACCAACTCGAAAGGTCAACAAACGAGTCACGCCAACGATTTTAATCATGCAGCGACTACATCAGAATGATCCCACCGGAAACATGATTGAGAAAAAGGCAAGTAAGATTCGGCATATCTGTTTACCTGCTGAGTTGGCTGACAATGTAAAGCCTGGACATGTCAGAAGGTTTTACAAAGATGGTCTACTTGATCCGGTGAGACTGGACAGAGTTGTACTCAAATCTCTCCGTGCTGATTTGGGTGAGTTTGGATACGCGGGGCAAGCAGGACAGAACCCAGTACCGCTTGAAGGTGGTATGTTCAAGGTGGAGAATCTGCAGTACGAAAAGGTAGCACCCGCTAGACGAAAGTTTAAACGAGTGGTACGCTTTTGGGATAAGGCAGGAACGGGTGGAGATGGTGCCTATACTGTTGGCATAAAAATGGGATGGGATTTAGGAGGACGGTTTTGGATTCTTGATGTGGTGCGTGGACAATGGGAAGCATTCACGCGCGAGAAGATTATCAAGAACACAGCTAAGATGGATGGCCCTGAAGTTGAAATTGGAGTAGAGCAAGAACCTGGAAGCGGTGGAAAAGAATCGGCGCAGAACACGGTACGAAATCTTGCGGGATACTCAATCGTTGCAGACCTTCCGAGAGGCGATAAGGTTTTCAGAGCAGACCCGTTTGCAGTTCAAGTCAACGGTGGGAATGTAATCATCCTCATTGCTCCATGGAATCTTGAGTACATAAACGAAATGCAGTTCTTCCCCTTCGCAAAGTTCAAAGATCAAATCGATGCGAGTAGTGCAGCATTTGCAAAGCTCTTTGGTAAGCGTAAAGTCATCGGCGGTTTGAAGAAGAGGAGCAACGCACCTCGAAAGCAGAGGAGTAGGAGAAGATGAGACCGTTCTTAGAAACTCGTTATATTAAAACTTGGGTATGCGTAAACGATAAATGCAAAGTGAAAGTGAATGGCGATACTGCGGAAGCTTGCGGATACGTTTGCCCTAAATGACGTAAGAGGGAACTTGTTGGTCAAGACCCGGAAGGAGAATGATGAGCATTGAGCAACCAAAAATCGTTGAGATGTTCCTTCGGCTTCGATTGCAGCTTCAGCAAACAGGGTTTGATCTTGTTGCAGAGGAAGGTGCGTTTCGTATTTTCAGACCTGGAACTCACTTTCTCTTTATCTGTCACGAGATGGCGGATGTATCCTCATACATGCAGGGGCTTTCGGATTCATTTACTTTGAGCCGTGAAGATCACGACAAGTGCAGAGATTGGCACGATTTGGATTTGGAGTAGGAGAATGATGAAAGCGATCAACCTTCACCCCCAGAAAGAGATACCGTTACCAGAAGGACTTTTCACTTGTGGGAAATGTGGTCACAAGGAAATGGTGGAGTGCGCTGCAACTCACGTTTGTCCAAAATGTTATTCAACTGTTAGATATAAAAACGTTAAAAGTATTTCGTTTGGTGGAGGAAAAGGAAAGCGAATTGTGCTAGAGGTGGTGGATACGAAGAAACTTGGAGGGCAAGAGGAATGACGCCAAAGAATGGATTTAGAACTTTGAATAAGAATTGCCGTTGCAGCATTACTGCTAACCCCAGTCATTTTTACGCTGCAATGAAAAAGGTACAAGACCAATTGTTTGCGATCATCGAAAGGAGATTCAAGATGGCCCATAACCGCACGCAATTCACCCACCTTGAATACATCGAATTTACAGCAAAGGAGTTCAAAAAATTCAAGTGGATGCCACCTATCACGCAAGATGATATCAATGCAGTTGATTGGGATTTAATGGAACAGGATTTCGAGAGAGATTACATTGCACCAAAAAGAAAAGGGAGAGAGTAATGCCAAAGGAAACATTGACACAGAATTCATTAACACACAATCAGCAAATCGCAGAGAACATGCGAGAAGTCTTTTCGGGGAATGCCTCTCTTGTCAGGAGTAGTCTTCTCACGAAAATTTTTGATGACCGCCGCGATATTGATGTTGAGTGTGGGTATCCAAAAGAAATAAAGATGGAGCAGTATTCCTACATGTATGACAGGGAAGGTGTTGCCTCTCGTGTCGTGGGCGTTATGCCTGAAGACTCATGGAGTGTTGATCCGTTGGTTTACGAAGATGAAGAAGCGGATGAAACTGATTTTGAAGAGGGATGGGGAAAGCTACAGGAATCGAAAAACCTTTACCACTACCTCCACCGAATCGATGTACTGTCAGGGATTGGCAAATTCGGTGTGCTCCTCTTAGGTCTGAATGATGGAGGGAAGTTAAACGAACCAGTTGCAGAGATGAACCTTGAGACCGGGGAAATGAAAAAGGTAGCGCAAAACAAAGACATGAAACTTTTGTACGTTCGCGCGTTCGATGAATCGGCGGTAGAGATTGCAACGCGCGAGAAAGATCAAGCGAATCCGCGTTACGGTCTCCCCCTCATGTACAAGATCACATTCCAGGAGACGGTGGAAGCTCTTTCAGATGGACAGGTTTCAGGTATCGCGAAAGAGACCTCCACCAAAACCAAATCAAATGAACTGGAAGTGCATTGGAGTCGGGTGTTGCATGTTGCCGACAATCGGAAGATGTCAGAGACCTACGGCACCCCCAGAATGAAACCTGTGTTCAATCGGCTCATGGATATCAGGAAAGTGCTGAGTGGTTCGGGTGAGATGTTTTGGAAGGGTGCATTTCCAGGGTACTCTTTTGAGGTTGATCCTGATGCCGCTGCAGAGGGTGCAGAGATTGACACCGATGCGATTCGAGATGAAGCGGAAGACTGGATGAATGGTCTTCAGCGTTACATTGCCACAACTGGCGTTTCAGTGAAGAGCTTGGATGTTCAAGTTGCCGATCCGAAGAGCCATCTTGAATCTCAGATGCGTTACATTGCCATCACGCTTTCAATTCCCTATCGCATTTTCCTAGGGACCGAAGAAGCGAAACTTGCATCTGGACAGGATGTTATCACTTGGAACAAACGCATAGCAAGACGGCAAACGAAATACCTTTCGCCGTTAGTGCTGAGACCGTTCATTGATCGTTTGATTGTGCTCGAAATCATTCCTGCTCCTGCAGACGGAACTTACAAAACAGAATGGGTTGATTTGAATACGGTTACCGATACCGTCAAGGCTGAAGTTGCTGCAAAGAGAACGGAAGCACTTTCAAAGTATGTTGCCGGTCAAGTTGATGCTCTCATTCCTCCCGCCGAATTTCTCAAGCTCTTTATGGAATTGACACAAGAGGAAATTGATGTGATTGGTAAAGCTGCAGTAGTACGAGAGAAAGAACTTGATGACGATGATGATGCAGAGGAAGAACGCTTACAGAGAGAGGAAGAGGATGCAGCGAAAGAGGAAGCACGATTGGCGGGAACAAAATGAAAACCCGTTACGAACTAATCACGTTTAAGGATCGGCGTAAGTCACCAACGGGCAAGACTTGGATTTACACTTGCTATATGAAAGAGGCAGGAGACCCGATTGGATTCGTTCAATGGTACTCAAGAGGTTACGCTTTTATCCCAGTTGCAGAAAGGTCAATTGCGCGTTCAATTCTTGGTGATATTTGTAACTTCATCGATCAATTGAATAAGGAGTGGGCAAATGAGACTTCTTGAACCTGGAATCATGATTTCGTTTGGTGCTGTTTGGTTCGTGATGTTCGTTCGTTGGCTCTACTGTATTTTGAGAGGAAGATAATGGCAGCGAATCCCAGTGCAGAGATGGCAAAGTTTTATAAGGAGATTACAGCAGCTATCGAAGAGCGTGGGGAGGATACGATTTCGCATATCTATCAGAATGGTGTTCTCATTCCTATCGTTAAGAGTACGGGAAAAGTTATCGGTAAAGTTTGTACCGTATCTTACTCACAAGGTGCAGATATAATTTCAAAGCTTTCTTTGACCGTATCGGATCAAGTCGAGGACGAATAATGTCAACGCTTTCGATTATCGGTGTGATTTTGTATATCGCTATCGGTACGGCTACCTCTCTCCTCTTTGAAAATAACGGGGATGGAAAGTGGCTGATAGTTTTTTGCTTTCTTGCTGGTATCTTTTGGCCAATCTTCTGGACGTTCTGTTTCTTCTATGGTTTGTACTTAGGAATTCAAAAAGTACGAAAAGGGTAAGGCATGGCAACTAATACTCTAAGGCTAGACCCCACGCGCACAATCACTTTGCGAAAGCAATTTGTCTCTGAGATGAACCGCCGCTTTCGTGATATCATTCGACTGGTGCGTGAAGCGGTTGTAACGCAAGACGTTTTTGGACTGACTGCACCGAAACCATTCACGATGAATCTGAACGTACCTCCACGGCAAGCGTACAGGTTTATGCGAGACGGTCAAAAGCTTGGAGCGTTCAATACGTGGTTCCAAGAGCAAACGAACATGGGGATTCTGTCAACTGGTACGGTCCCTCCCTGGACTGCAAGATATGTAGATAGTGCATACAAGAAAGGAACGATTAGAGCGTACACCGATACGCATGCGGCTGAGTTATCAGGGAACCACGATTTCTTCCAGGGTAGCAAGAAAGAATTCCTTGAGTCATCTTTCCTAGCGCCTGAACGACTGAGCAAACTGCAACTCCTCTCCACCAGAACTTACGAAGAGCTAAAGGGTATCAATTCTGTTATGGCTCAACAGGTTTCGCGTACTCTCGCGGACGGATTGGCAGCAGGACACCACCCCAGAAAAATTGCAAGTGCTCTAGCAAAGACAATCGGAACTATCAGCCGCACTCGTGCGCGAGCACTCGCGCGGACAGAGGTTATTCACGCACATGCAGAAGGACAGCTAGACGCTTTTCGCGACTTAGGGGTAGAAGAAGTTGGACTCATGGCAGAATGGTCTACAGCGGGTGATGACCGTGTGTGTGCGATGTGTGAAGACCTAGAGGGAACGGTGATGACGATTGATGAGGCAAGGGGTTTGATACCCCGTCATCCGAATTGCCGTTGTGCTTGGATACCTGCAAACGTTGGGGAGAAAAAGAAGAACAGGAAATGGACTAAATCACAAAAGGAAAGTGCCGTGGTGAAGTCCATCAAAGATGAAAGACCGAATTCACCGTGGGCAGTTGCGAGAGCGAAGTCAACTTGGCTTGGTAAGGAAAAGACATTCACCACTCCATCAAATACTCGACTGGGAGCCGGAAAGAAACTTGCGCTCAGAGCAAAGAAAGTATCAACACCTCCAGCACCTCCACGAGTACCAACACCAAGACCAAAGCCAAAGCCGAAACCGAAACCTAAACCGAAACCTAAGCCAACACCTAAGCCAAAGCCACCGAAGAAACTTTCGAAGACGGCACAATTAAAAAAGGAATTAGCAGAGGCAAAGAAACGTACAGCGGCTGCAGGAGAGAAATTAAAAGCGGTGGAAGCAAGAGTTGCAGCGTTAAAGGCAGAAGCGAAAGGTGTAAGGCATAATGGGTGGCTTGTGAATCCTGATAACAAAGTCAAGCCAATGTTCAATCCTGAGTTGATTGATACGCCAATACCTACAACGTTCAAGACAACCGGGAGATTAGATAGTTATTGTAGGAAAGTTTTTCCGCGTGTCGAATTTGAATTTAAAGGTTTGGATGTAAGATCAGCACGCGATTTTATGGAAGGTATTCGTATATCTGCAAAGAATTGTCCTGAACCTTTGCGCCGTTTAAAGTACATCGGAACGCATGCAAAAGCAAGTCCTCAGTATCCCAGAGGTTTCAAGTGGGATGAAAGAACGTGGGCGCATGCGGGTACGCATAACGGGCAGTATCTTGGAATCAATCCAAAACGATTTAACGAGTATCAACAACTCAAACATGATGCACTTTATTCAGCCAAGACTGGTTATCATCCGGCGGTTTGTAGTAAGATTAAAGATATTGGTACGCATGAGTTTGGTCATTTGGTTGATGCACAACTTAAAATCTCTTGGATGATTAGAGGGTCTGAAGGATTACGAATTAAAGAAGCAGAAAAAATCATGGATGTTGCTTTTCGTGGGATAACAAATTACAAGAGAGCAAATAAAATTGCTTTCGGTCGAAAGAATTTAAGTAAGTATGCCGCAAAGACTCCTGGAGAAACATTTGCAGAAGCATATTCAGAAACAGTAACGGGAGAAGCAGCATCGAACTATGGAATGAAATTTGACAAAGCATGGGAGAGAGCAATGAAAGCTTGGAAAGGAGAATCATGACTTCGGGTACACCACTCTGCTATTTCTGTGAGCATTTCTTTGGGCAGGATCAGGAGCCATGGACATGCGCGGCATTTCCAAATGGCATCCCGGAAAAGTTTGTCTATGGAGGTGAGTATCATTTAGAAGCAGTCAAGGGAGATGGGGGAACAGTTTTTAAACAATCCGCAGAGCTTGACGATGGTGAGAAGGAATTTGTTGCGCTGGTTACAGAAAGGGCAAAGGAATGAAGTTGCAGAAAGTGTTACTGTTTTGTGTTGTCGTTTCTACGTTGGTTTGGGGGAGCGGTTGCCTATTGGGGTTAGCTGCTGCCATTCGGTGGGATCAGAGAAGAGCGAATAAGATGAAGGAGAATGCACGTGTCAAAGAAGCAGAAGGCAAGGCAACAGGAAAGGAAATTGACAGCACTCCAAAACGTTAAAGGTACATTTTTCTTGATGTGCAAACAATACGCAGAGATGGGTGAGCAATTGAAATTCCTTGGAGCGTCTATTGATGCACTAGGTGGAAAACCGGTGCTCAGAGCGCAACCGAAACCGCAAGAAGAACCTGGAGATGATAATGGCGGGTGACAAAAAGAGGGTTCTCTCCAGTTCAAAGCGAGACGCGCAACGTGCGTGGATACTCGCGAAACTTTCAGAAGCGCAAGCATCTGGTTTCTACGGGGAACTTTCTTTAGTAATGGAGAATGGGGAAATACGCCGACTGGTAAAGCGTGAAAGCATCCTCCCTCCACGCTAGAAAAGAATTTTGAAAATAGTTATTGCATATCGAATATGTGATACGTAGTTTTTTGGTTAAGTAGTTTGAAGTACAATTTAGTTCGTACCCGATGAACGGGGCCACTTGTTTAGTGGCCCCATTTCTTTTGTTGGAGGATTTGAAATGCCGATGGTGGGGAAGTCGAATGGCAAGTGGAACTCTGCATATGTGAACAATCTTCCTGATTCATATTTTCTTCACGTTGCAAAAGGGGGCAAGAAAGATTCAGATGGTATGACCACTCCACGGAACCTGAGACTATTCCCTTTCAAGAATGACCAAGGCGAAGTTGACATTCCACATCTTCAAAACGCAATTGCAAACATCCCAGTAACAAACGGTATGCCGAAAGGTGTCCAAAGAAAGATTATGAGTAAGGCGCATAAAGTTTTGAAGTCTGCAAAGAAAAAGGTAGCACCAAGCAAGACCACTCTCCTCCAGAATATCTCAATCAACTTCACAGGTGAAACCCGCATTGATAATATGGAAGGGCGTGAGTTTTTGGTTGCTCCCATGGTAATGATTACTGAGGGAGTTTTGAACGGGTCGAATGGTCGGTTGTATTATCCGGCTGATGAACTTGGTAAAACTCCGATGGTTTGGAATCACAAACCTGTCGTTGTCTACCATCCCACTATGAATGGAGTCGGGGTCTCTGCTTGCGATCCTGATATCCTAACGAATCGAAAAGTGGGTACGATTATGAACACCAAATTCGAAGAGGGGAAACTGAAAGCTGAAGCATGGTTAGAGACGAATCGAATTGCGGAAGTTGACTCGCGAGTGATGGAGGCAATTGATAACGGAGAGATGATGGAACTTTCCACCGGTCTCTTCACTGATGTAGAATTTGAGTCAGGTGATTTCAATGGTGAACCGTATGATGGTATCACACGGAATTACCGTCCAGATCACTTGGCTCTTTTACCAGATAAAAAAGGTGCTTGCTCTTTAGAAGACGGAGCAGGTTTCTTACGAAACCAGGATGCCGATGGAGAGGAGGAAATTGAGGAACCGGTTTTTGCGGACAACAAGCAAAGCCACGAAAATTTGAAACAGGTGTTGAGAGGGTTGCTTGAAACCAAGTTTTCAAATGGTGAAGGCATCAGCAATGCATGGGTGGAAGATGTCTATGACGGTTTCTTCATTTATGAAACCGGCGGGAAGTTTTTCAAGCAACCTTATCTTGAAGGTGAAGTTGCAGGAGCGGAGTTTGTTGGGGAACCGGTTCAAGTTGATCGGATTACAGAATACCGAACGCTTGACGGAAATTTTGTGGGTAACGATGACACGAAAGGAAACACGATGGACAAGAAGCAGGTAGTTGATAAGATCATCAAGAATTCCGCGTGGACTGAGGATGACCGCGAGTTTTTGATGGAGATGAACGAAGAGCAGTTGACAAAGTTGTCGGCTGAGCGCAAACCGGACGAACCGGAAAAGAATGCAGACGGAACGGAAAAGAATGTTGAAGTTCCTGTCAAGAAAGAAGAGAAGACGAAAGTCGAGGACAACTCCTCCTCAGAAAAGAAGCCGACTCTGAAAGAGTTTCTTGCAGATGCTCCCGCAGAGTATCGTGATATGGTTGTGAGTGGTATCAATACTCATAATCAAGCGAAAGCGAAAACCATTTCTGCGATCATGGCGAATGATGCTAATTCGTTCACGCAGGAAGCTTTGATTGCTATGCCTCTCGATCAGTTGAACAGCATTGCAAGACTCGCTGTGAAACCTGAAGAGGTATCAGCCATCGGTTCCGTTGGTCATTATCTTGGTCAAGGTGGTGAAGCTGGTGCGATTGATACAAACGCTGAACCGCAAGAGGCTCTTGAAGCACCCACCATGGATTTCGGTGAGAAGTAAGAACCAAAAATCCCCTGTCTTGTGATGGTGGGTTCGTGAATTGAAATGGTTATCGATGGAGGGTTGATATGAGTTCCGAAAATCAGAGTCATTTGCTTGGTTTGTTCAACCGTGAAGAGGAGAGAGCTGAAAGTGAAATTACTCCTGCTATGCTTTGCGAGTTGATTGCAGGTGGTAACGTCCAACCGCATAGCACTGAAGGCGGGAGAGCGGAAAGAATGTTTGCAGAGGTAGATGGTCTGCAGGGAGCGAATCAGGACACCGCTTATGCAGCGGAGTCTTTGGTTGCTCTGAACATTGAATACATCGGCAGTGAAACACAGGCATGGTTGAAGGTCGGTGAGGATGTGGATATCGGTGATGAGTTGATTAGCGCGGGTGACGGTACGCTCATCAAGAACGGTAATGAAGATTCCTCGACTACGGTTGTGGAAGTTATTGCAATTGCGCGTGAAGCAAAAGACCTCTCTGTGAGCGGGGCTGTTGTTTCAAGAATTCGTGTGCGAGTTTGTGCTGGTTAAGCAACCTGAGAGGATGTACCTCTTTTTGTGAACAAACGAGAATGGTTTTTGTGAAGGAGTAAGAGTTATGGATTTTATCCTCAATGGTCAAGCGCATGGGAGCGTGGCAGAAACTCTCATCATGAACAACTTTGACGTAAATTGTTTGCGTCCGTATCGCGGTGAAGATGGCCGAACGTACACAACGGTCATTCAAAATGGTGTGGCGGTTGCGGTGCCCACCATGAATGCAACGGCAACACTTCGCAAGGATGACTGGAAGCTGCTTGACGATGCGATTGTCAAAGCTGCAAAGACAAGACTCCGCGCGGTTGCTGATTTGCGTGGAAGTGGTTTGCAGTTTGTTATCCCGAATGGTATGGGCAAGACCGTTCTGGAAACGGAAACGCAGAGTGATATTTCTGATGCCATCGTGAGCATGGACGGATTGCGCGAGAGCGTTGCAGATCGTCCGGTTTTCGAACTGAACAACTTGCCTCTCCCCATTATCCACAAGGATTTCAATTATTCCGCGCGTCAACTCATGGCAAGTCGGAATGGTGGGAGTCCTCTTGATACAACGTCCGCAGAGCTTGCGGCTCGGCGTGTCGCGGAAATGGCTGAGCAACTTCTAATCGGTACTGCTTCCTCGTATGCTTACGGGGGCGGTTCTCTTTACGGTTACACGAATTTCCCAAGTCGCTTGACTCAGGTTCTTACGAGTCCGACTACAGGCGGTTGGACTGGTGCCACGCTTCTTGGTGAAGTTCTGACCATGCGTGCGTCAAGTCAGGGAGCGTATCATTACGGTCCTTGGAAATTGTACACTTCCCCGAACTGGGATTTGTATCTTGATGACGATTTCTCCACGGCAAAGGGTGATAATACTTTGCGTGACCGCATCTTGAAGATCAACAACATCCAATCCATTGAAACGCTGGATTACCTCACGAATTACGATATGATCTTGGTCCAGATGACAAGTGATGTCGTGCGTGAAGTGGTTGGCATGGATATCACAACCTTGCAGTGGGAATCAAAGGGTGGCATGCAAGTCAACTTCAAGGTCATGGCAATTCTCGTTCCTCAGCTTCGCGCTGACCAGAATGGGAATACTGGTATCGTTCATGGTTCTGTCGCTTCGTAGTTTTTGAAGCGAGTAGGGGGGCGGGTGTAAAAACCCGTTCCTCTACCACTTTTCTTTTTTGACAATTTTTGTACTGTCCTGGGAAGGGAGAAACGAAAATGGGTAAAGTAAAAGAGTATCGAGTTGTTGGTGGGAGTCACGTTCAAGACGGTCTCACGTATCCGCGTGGATCAATTATCAAAACCGATGTGAATTTGGTGAAGCTCTTCGGTAAGAAGTTTGAACGGGTTCTTCCCCCAGATGAAGATGAAGAACGCGACACAGCAAAACCCGCTGCAATTCCTACTGCTCTCTCAAAGAAAAAGGAAGCAGAAGCGAAAAATGAAGCGGCGAAGGAAGATGATGACACGGAAAAGGAAAAGGTCAACCCGAATGATGTAACAAAAGATTTTCCAACTGCATCGAAAATTTTCCTTGTCGTGCATAAAGCCAAAGCAAAGAACCGTTTCAATCTCTTCGATCCTGAAGACATGGACAAGTCACTCAACAAAGCACCTCTTGGTGTGACCGGCATCAACAAACTCCTCGAAAGTTATTCTCAGGGGGGTTAGGCAAATGCCACGCTGGACTCCTGAAACTTTGTGGTTAGATTCTGATGCCATCATTATAGGTGGTGGAGAATCGCTGCATGATTTCCCATGGGATATTTTGCGCGGCGAGATGACGATAGGTTGCAACGTTGCGTACAAATTGGGGAATGAAATCTGTACTGCAGTTCTTTGGTCAGATCGACAATCGTTCAAGGAACATCACGATGGACTGCGCGAATTTAATGTGAATGGCGGTCCTGTCTTTTCTGATGCAAGAAAGTTTTGGAATGATCCTCCAGCGGATTGGTTGTATGTAGTCTCGCGGAGACCTCAAGGATTGTACACCGATGGAATCGGATGGAATGGAAATGTGGGAGCGGGTGCGATCAACTTAGCTTTCCTTCTTGGTTGCAAACGTGTTTACCTTTTGGGTTTTGATATGAAACGAGTAGATTCTAGAACCCATTGGCATGATGAGTATGCAAAGGACAAGAAGAAACGCGACTCCTCTTACCCCAGATTTCTACGTTCGTTCAAAACTGTTGCGCAAGATTGGCGTGCAAAGTTCAGTGACCGAGAAATCATCAATGTAAATGATGACTCGGCATTGAAATTTTTCCCCATGATGTCCATGGAGGAATTTTTGGCTGAAAGGAGAGTGGCATGAAATGTGGTAGAGTCATGGCTACACTTTTGCTGATGGTTTGTTACATGTCGGCAACGAGCATGCAATTCCAAGACGGTACGTTGATGACAAAAACTTGTATGGCCTCTGAACCTACTGAGGGGGCACCCGAATTGCCTGTCGTTGAAGTACCCGCAGTAGAAACATCACCTGCAGATGTACCAAACGTTAGTGACGAAGAAGGATTCTCTTTGAAAAGTGTTATGGCTTTTCTTTGGGAAAAAATGAACACCCCCGCAGGTCTTGAACTTGTTGCCATATTTTGTGCTTTCGTTGCAGGAAAAATTTACCTCACGAAACCAAAATGGAAAAAGTATTACGATGACTACCAAGGATACTTGGTTGCTGCAATCAAATTTGCTGAGAAAACTGTACCGAAGGGAGATAATGCAACTACGGCTGAAAGACGCGCAACCGCTGCATTGAACTATGCACTGGGCGTAATTCAAGCCGGGAAGAAAAATCCGTCTGTCCTTGACAAAGATGCACTTGGACAGGCGTTGAATGTTGTTCATGATGAAGCTGATTCGAACTCGACTTTGTAGAAAGGGTTGATGATGGGATGGGTCACGGTTATCGCCAAAGTGGTTCTAGAATTCTTCAAGGGAATTTTTGGAACTAAGAAACCGCTCAAGACAACCGTGTCCCATCCCGAACCTGATTTGAAAGTTGATGATGGAAAGGACAAAGATGAACACCTCAAAGATTTGGGTCTGTAGTCTCTTCGTAATCTGTCTCACTGGTTGCAATGTTACGCTTGGCCCCAGAGTCGAAAAGAAAATGATTATTGTTCAGGCGGGAACACCAATTGAAGTTCTTACGCAAACTGTAGTTGATTGCCGAGTGCTTACAGAAACTGGGATGGGAGAAGTGGATGTATGCCAACAAGATATCGGCGGTTGGATTATGATGCATCCTGATCATTGGAAGTCACTCAAATTGAAATACAAAGAGCTTGAAGAAGTAGAAAAAGAATTCAAAGCTCTGAAGAAAAAGACTAGAGGGGAATAGATCATGGCGAATCGTGTAACGCAAGCTGAAGTTGCCGTCATCATTGAACTAGATACTGAAACGACTCCAGATATTACCGTGTTCATTGATGCCGCGAATGATCTTGTCACAGAAAATTGTACTGACTCAGATTATTCAGATGCCAAGCTTGCAAAAATCGAGTTGTGGTTGTCGGCACATTTCTATGCAGTCAAAGACCCTCGCGCGAAAAGTGAAAAAGCGGGTAGCGTTGGTCAAGGTCTTCAATCGAAAGTGGATATTGGTTTTTCTGTCACGCATTATGGTCAAATGGCAATGGGTTTAGATTCTGCGGGGAATCTTGCGCTCTTGAATAAACAGATTCAGGATGGAAAGAAATCACGTACCGCTGGAATGGTTTGGATGGGAAAAGACCCGTACCCCGAAGAGGATGAATGATGCCAGACAACAATGAGAACGAAGGGCAATTAGTAAACATTGTAGATTCATTTCATACAACAATGAACGAAGGTTTCAAAGGTGTCTACAAACGAATGGAAAAGCAGGATGAAAAACGAGAGGCATTTGATAAGGACGTTACAAAGCGTGTGACTTTCCTTGAAGATGAACGGAGACATTTGAAAGTACCCGTTCAGCCTTGTCCAGAAATGATTGCGCTCCAGGAAGAGAAAGCAGAAGAGAAGAAAGCAGAAGCGGCTCTTATACAAACTGGAAAAACTGAAATCATCAAGTTCTTTATTAAAGCGGCGGGTATCGGTCTCCTCATTCTACTTGGTTTGGAAAGACTCTTAGCATGATTGACAAAGAAGCAAAAGTTTATGTAGCTGGTCACAGGGGAATGGTTGGTTCTGCTGTGGTTCGTGCGTTAACTGCTCAAGGACACCCGCCAATAAATATAGTTTGGTCTGGACATGATTGGCTTGACCTTAGAGACCCGCAAAAGGTTGATGAGTTTTTCCTCAGAGAGAGACCCGATTACGTTTTCATGTGCGCGGGAACGGTGGGAGGTATCCACGCGAACAATACATTTCCTGCTACCTTTTTGTACGACAACGTAATGATGGCAATGAACACGGTTAAAGCGGCATGGAAGTTCAAAGTTACCAAGTTTATCTATCTAGGCTCCTCTTGTGCATACCCACGCAACGCACCACAGCCTTTAAAAGAGGAATCGCTTTGGAGTGGACCCCTAGAGCCTACGAACGCACCATACGCTTGCGCAAAGCTTGCTGGCATAATGGGTGTTCAGGCTTATCGAAAGCAATTTGGATTCCCTGGAATTTGTCTTCTGCCCACGAATCTATATGGACCGAATGACAATTACGATTTTGAAAATAGTCATGTTCTTCCTGCTCTCATTGCGAAGATTTATGCCGCGCGAGAGGCGAAGAAAGAATGTGTTCAGATTTGGGGAACAGGAAAACCGCGTAGAGAGTTTATGCACGTTGATGATTTGGCTAGTGCATGTCTTTTCCTTGCTGAACATTACGATTCTGAAGAGGTCATTAACGTTGGAACGGGCGTAGATATTTCAATTGCAATGCTAGCAGAAAAGATTGCGATGAATTTGAATTACTATGGAGAATTGCGTTACGATTCTTCAATGCCAGATGGGATGCCGCTGAAGCGATTGGACGTTTCGAAGATCAACGCTCTCGGATGGTCGGCGGGTGTCTCTCTCCCAGAAGGTCTCAAAGAAGTCTGCAAGAATTACGAGGGTTAAAGATGGAATGGGCGATTGCAATTATTGTCATCGGTATCTTGCTGGCAATTTTTACTTCGGGTGGGAAAAGAAGAGGGGAACGAATGCCTTCTTGTATGGTTCCTCATTGTAATCGGCAAGATGGTCTTCCACTTTGGCAAAGAAGTGAAGAGGAATGTGAAGCGTTGATTACATTTTTTGGATTCAAGCGAACCGATGTTCTTTGCGGCTCTTGTGTTAAGTTTTTGCTCTGGTTGAAAGAGCGAATGATTATTGATCTCAAGGAGGAAGCGTGATGGCGGTTGTGATTCCGAAAGATTGTACCACAGATGAATTGAAAAAGGAATTTCTGTGGAGCATGATCGAGAAGTACAGGGAAGAGCATAACAAGCAAGCAAAGAATTCCAGCGGCGATGCTGCGCGCGCGGAATGCCTTGCGATTCAGCGCGAATACTTTGCGGTCTTGAATCCGTTGCGCGATCAATCTTCTGTCGGTCCTCCTGAAAGAACAGAAGATGGACAGGAAATTCCTGTTGAACCAACACCCGATGAACTCTTGAAGACGGCAGGCTTGAAATCAAAACGGTGGGTCGATGCTCCTGAGTCAAAGGTTGTTTACGTCGGCGGTTTGAAAGACGCGAAAGTCGTCGCCACTGAAGGTCCGGTCGTGGAGTAGTTCATGCAGGACTTGTCTCTATATAAATGGTGGGATGTAAACTCTCGGTTCGACCGTGGGAAGTCTACCATTGTCGTTGATGGTCTTCAGAGGGATGAAGATGCATGGGCCTACGAGCGTATGTCCTTCGCTGGTGATTTTTCGATTGAATTCGATGTGTCTTTGGATGTTGACGTAAACGGAGGCGGCTTGGCTGTTGTCTGCGGAGTGCAAGACGTTGTGAATGATGTCTCTAGTATCTATACTGGCGATCCTGGTAATACCCTTTTTATTATGCTTTGGGATGGGTCTGGTGGTGATAACGATCTCCGTATTTCTGAAATGCGTGATGGGGCTTGGACGCAAGATCGTACCCCATCGACCGTTGTTGTCGGAACAAAATACTATTGCATCTTTCAGCGGATCGGGACAAATGGATATTGCTACATCTATACTGATGCGAGTCACAATACACTTTACGATACAGTAACCATTGCACTGAATGAAGTCTACGAATTTGAATTTTTCTTTGCGGTGAATACTTACAACAGTGGGCTTAGCGCTCAGATAGATTTTACTGTAAGTCATTTTGAAATCGCTGGCGCAGAACCCGACTATCTCCAGGATTTGACACAAGCGATTGAGCTTGATCCAAATTCGACTATTGCCCTTGATCGGTTTGAAGTGGTCGCGACCGCAATCAACAATAACGAAACGGCGTATCTCGGTTATGATTTCGGGGATGAATACTTCACGGAGATTGACCACAAGTTTTCGTACTTACCTCTCTCTGACACTAACAATGGCGCAATAGTTCTCGCTTGGATGCTTTCGGATACACTTCAGGGAAGCAAGGAACTCTATGATGCTGGTGGAGCTTTCTTCAATCTCTATTATTATGATTCAAATGAAAGGACAATTCTTTGGGAAAATCCTCCCGGCGGTGGTGGGAGCACTGATACGTTTACGCATACGGCTGGAACGCGATATTGGATTAGGGTGTGGCGTGAACTCGCGGGTTCTGCAAACGGTGATTTGTATGCCTATATCTACACCGATGCAGCGATGCAAACGCTCGCGGATACTTTGGTCGTGACGCTCTCTACAGCGATCTATCATTTCCGTTATTATTATCCGGTGAATTCATGGAACACTGGTGGCAATCTTCCTTGTACTTTTGAGGTGGCAGACGTTGACCTTGGCGATGTGAAGATCGAACCGTATGAAGATTTTCGGACGTACAACTTCAACCTTGAAGAGCCGCGACTATTCCATACCGCGACGCGAATGATTGCGAGTGGTGTCAATCGTGAGACTACCATTTGGACTAATAAAGATTTCGGCGCGGGATATTTTGACGGTGACTTTGCCCATAAGTTTGCTTTCTATTTTGGTAGTGAAAGTTCGGCGGCTGCAAATGGTGCGGTGCTTTTTGTTTGGATGTTGACTTTAGTAGACGAAGAGCCTTGGGAGACTTTCGATAACGATGGAAGCTATCTTTGCGCTCATACCTTCCTTTCGACTGGTGGAGCGAAGTCTATTTATTGCCGTGAACTATTTGAAGGAACTTTCTATAGCGATTCTTACACCATCAGTTATGACACGAAATACTTTGCTACAATCGTTCGCGATGAAGCGGTAGGTACTTACGGAACGCAGTACATGTATATCTATTCCGATTTTGATCGGACAGTTTTATTAGATACCATGTCCGTCACCCTCCATGAGAAATTTGATCTTCGATATTACTCCGCTTTAAGCGGCTATGATTCGGGAGCAGTCGGAGATATTAGCTACGGCTACACCGAATGCCATGACCTCGGTTTGTCCGTCGCGCCGTATGAAGATTTCTTCAATGACTACATTGAGGAAGACCCGTCCGATACGATTTCAACTGAACAGCGCACACGCTTGACGATGGAAGATTTCGCCAGAGATGAAGACGCTTGGACCGTGAAGGATCATGGAGTTGACCATTTCACCGGCAGGTGGGAACATACGTTGGCGTGCTGCTGTAAACATACTTCAACCGGAACGTGGGGGTGGGCTTCTATCTATGCTCTGACAAATGTTGAAAGTGATTTGAAAACTATTGACGATGCGAGTGGTGATTTTCTTGAGGTGCATTTCCTTCTTGACGGTGCGGGTAGTTTTCCTGAACGGATTGAAATTACGGAATGCGATGGCGGCGCTCTTACCGTTGATTCATGGAACAGTATGGTCGCGAATGAAATTTACTATCTGAAAATTGGCATGGACCCAGATGCCGGAACCTATGGAACTCTCTATTGCCAGATTTTTGCTGATGAAGAAATGCGAACGCAAGTTGATCTTCTTGCGATACCGATCAACTCAAGCGTGAAGTCTTATCAATACTTGATGGCACCACAAATCTATAATGATGGTGGAACTGAGGCGATAGATTATTGGGTTGAGAAAGTTGACCTTCAAGAAACGGTTGATCCAGATGGATGGTTGAATCAATTTCAAAAGTACATGGCGGGTGGTGCTTCGTGGGGGTGGGCGAATTATACTATCCGCACAATCATACCTGCAGAATGGTTAGAGACAGCAGGGACGCAAGTTCGTGTGACGGTCAGTGGTGGTGGTCACGAAGGTTTGTATGCGGATAACATTTCAATTGTTGAACGCGATGGAGAAACGGCAAACGGCACAACGACTCCAACTGAAATTCTTTTCGATACCAGAAGCGGTGTGAAAATACATGAAGCATATCAACAGGAAAGAAGTGATGCCACGAATTTCAATATCAATCCTGCTAGGGATTATCTGCTCATTACAGATGTAGGCGGAACTGCTGGAAAAGCTGGAACCGCTTACAGTATCAATCTTGGTGGTCTTGGCTACTACTATAAGACAGCGGCGAATAGTTACGATCAACAAAATCTTGCAGGCGCTTCTTCAGTAACTGCTGATGATCCTTGCAATATCATTATGAAACTTGAAATCATCGAAGGCGAGACTGGAGAAGTCTTGCAAACGATTTTCAATAACTCGGTCAATGAACCGTTCAATCAGCCGTTTAACTAGGAGAGTCGAATGCTTGATTTTGCAAAAGGTGTAGATGTTGTTTTTCAAATTCGGCTTGAAACATCTGAGCAAGCAGATGTAACCGGAAAGGTTGTTGGTGACATTACCCTTCGCCTTATGAATGCAGATTCAGCAGATTGGGAATTACAAACAGCAACTACACATTTCACGCTCACAGAGATGAGCCTAGGCGCTTACAAACTTACTCTTCTTGCTGCCAGAAATGATACCTTTGGAGGTTTGTACTTCCAGGTTGAATGCGCGGGATGTGAAGACAAACGGTATGGTTTTTCTATCTCAGATAAGCAGGGACTTCCTGTTGTATTGAATGGGGGGTTACCCACGCTCTCAGGGATGCTTACCAAAATGGCAGACAATACAAATGATGGTTCTGTTTTTGCTGAAGGTGATAGTTTAGCAGAAGTGGTGACTGCAATTGTTGCCGGTGTTCCTACTTCCGATCATGCCGACGTGGAGCCTGGAGGTGGTAATATAACGACAGGCACCAACATCGCTGGGGATGGTGATAACACTTGGTTGAATGATGGTTCTCCTTGGACGATTGCACCGACCGCTCTCGTGGGTGGATTTGGTTTGAACGTCGATCAAACCTTCACGCTTCCGGGGAAGTCTGCAAACATTATTCGGATCACAGCCAAAGAAGATATTGCTGGTGTCGTTCATGTTTGGCTGTGGAACTATATGACTGTTGCGTGGGAGCAGGTGTCGGAGACTTCATCTGCCATTAGTGGGAATTCGTACACGCCTCATAGTTATACCGTTTATGCTCAGAACCAAGAGGATGGTACGGGCGAAGTCAAAGTCCGTTATACCTCTACGAATACTAACGGCGCAAAACGTTTGTATCTTGGGTTGGTCCAGGTTGATAGTGTTGTTGCCGGTCCTACTCTGGAAGAATATGCACAAGCGGTTGCGGAACATAACGTGTCTGAACATACCGATCACAATAGTTTCGGCTTTCGTGCTTCGCTTTCTTTGATCGACGAGTATGGAATCACAGCCGTGGCCGATGCGTCCCATGTCACTTGTGCATCGCTTCCGGCTGTAACAAATATGTATCAAGGTCACCGCGTACTTATTCATGATGTGACGAATAACGATCAATTCTATGGCTCTTGGATTTTGAGTATGGATAATGCGGGGGCGGTTATTCTTGGAAGACCATCACCAGTTGCTTTAGACACCGCTGCAGAACTTTATGTGATGCAAGCGATGGTAACTCCTGCTCAAATTTCTGCAGAGATTGATGCAGCGACTCACGCAGAGATGACCGCAGAACATGCAGTTCTTTCAGGTGAGCATTTAGATATCGAAGATGATATTTCGGATGTTGCAGATCAAAATGACGCTCTTGCTGTGACACTCGGAACACAACCAACCACCGTGCAGATGAATGCGCGAACTCTTGTAGCAAATCTTTATGCTCAAGCGAGTGAATTGAGTAAGGTGCTTGGAGCCGTTGCAGGAAAGAAGGTGATCAATGCGGAAGGGACACAAGTTCTAATCTACAATGAATCCAACGTGTTGATGTCAACTCTTAATCGTTCTGGGGATGATCCTGGACCTTACACCTGGACACCTTCATGGGAGTAAGTAATGCCAGAAAATTTTAACTATATTGGAACTGGTTTAGGGGTAGTCACTCTCGGTTTAGAAACCGGGATGGATTTACCATCTCTTGTAAACGTGTTGGATACTGATACGCTTGGAGGAAAGACCGGTCTCTACTGTCCAAGTGGTTCCTCTCCAGTACCGAAAGTGTTAACTGAAGAAGATAACAAAGATGGAACTGGAACCGTTATCACGCGCGATCAAGAAATTGGTGGTGTGGTCGATACAATTTATGCTTCCAGGGCAGGGAGTGGTGACATTTTTGCATCCTACGGTTTTACTTGGGATGAAAATAACATGGCTCTTGATATTACTGATTTAGGAACGTATTTTGTTTTTTGTCGCTCAGTTGGTGGAGACGGTTCAACTGATTCACTTATGATTCGTGCACCGATTTCAGATGTTGGCGATGATACAGGAAACATTCCTTTTGTCAGAAGAGCTATGAGACAAGCGGCAGTTTATTGGGCACCGCAAAGCACCTTTGATGAATATGGGAATCCTACATTCGATGCTCCGATACAAATTGCTTGCAGATGGGAAGACAATTTGATGGAAATTGTTAACTCAGATGGAACTACACAAATGTCAAAGGCACAAATTTACACCGACAGAGTTGTCCAACGTGCTGGCGTTTTGATGAAAGGGGTTATGGATGACGTTTTAGATTACGTCAACCCAAATGAAAACGTGAACGCTGAAGAGATTCTAGAATTCAAAGAGATGCCGAACTTGAGGAAAACTGGTTACTTGAGAATTGCGTATCTCTAGGAAATAGCTATGCCGATTATGAATAACATCACTGGTTTGAATCAGGTTCTAGGGAATCTGAATAGAGCCAACAAATTGATCGAATCGCGTTTTCGGAAAGGGATAATTGCGGCGGGTCTTTACCTCCAGAGGAAAAGTCAAGAGATTGTTCCTGTTGAAGAGGGGAACTTAAAAAATACTGCGTTTACTCGCGCGTCTGGAGTTGGACTTTTCACTTCTGTGATCGTGGGGTACACCGCAGAGTATGCAGTCTTTGTCCATGAGGATTTGACTGCAGCGCATGGAAAGAAATACAACGAAAAGCATGCGCTGCAAATTGCTGCGAAACACAAAACGAAAGATGGTAAACCGTTTAAGACAAGAGGAGAGAATCAACAGGCGAAATTCCTTGAGAGACCCGCGAGAAAAAACCGTGAAGTGATTCTTGGAATGATTGCGAGGGCAATAGCGAAATGAATCAGAACCATCCAACTTCAAAGATTCTTCAAACGTATCTGGTTGCAGAGGGATTATTCTCTGGCACCCTCTCTGCAGATTATGCTTTGTACATGAATGCGTTTCCACCTCAGCCAACGAAGATTGCCGCTCTCTTTGATACCGCCGGAACAAGAGACGGAAGGTTAATGGAATCTGGGGAAACGATTTTCCATGAGGGGGTACAACTGCGCGTTCGAGGTCTTGACAATGAAGTGGTGCGAGAAAAGATTCAAGACGTTGTAACCAATCTCGCCTCACTCCAGAATGAAGAGGTGGAAGTGGACACAAGCACTTATGAAATTAAAAGCGTGTCGCAGACTTCACCAATTTTGCCGTTAGGAATGACTGAAGATAAAGGGAGGAAAGTTGATTGGGTTTGTAATTTTCTGTTGACCATAACTTTGGAGGAAGAATCATGAGTGTAGCTGCAACCATTCGGCAAAATTCTGTGGTTGGTGGAAAGAGTTTTGCAGAATCAAAAACGATTGAAGGTGATGGACAAATTGTCCACGATGTTACAATTCCTGCAGCGAACGCGGGAACGTTGACCACGCGCACGGATGCCACCGATGGCGAAATTACGATGGATGAAAGTACACAGACCATCGAAACCGGTGACCGCATTGACCTCTACTGGACAACTGCTGGAGTCGTGTATGCAAGACGCGGAGTAACCGCCGGAACTGTTTCGGGTGTTACCGTTCCTATCTCTGGTGGAGACGGTGACAACCTTCCCACGCAAGATGCTGTGATCATCGGTTGCGCCGTTGTGGAGTTGGATGTTGTGGTTGACGGTGACAACATTGACGCTTGTCTTGCATCTCTTGCGAAATATGGTCAAGTTGTTTTCTTGGATATCGATGTGAGTGATGTTGAGATTACATACTGGACTATCGGTGAAGGTGCCGTCAAAATGTGGCATGACGAAGACGGCGATGACAACCCGTTCGCAGGGGAAGACCTTGGAAGAGTTTACGTTTCTCATATGGATACTGCAGCGGCGGGTGTTCTTTTCCGTCTCGGTATTATCTACAACAATGTAGCGGGATAGTTTCTTTTCAATTTTTTGATTTGAAGTTTTCGAACTGGAACGAAGGAGAATGAAATGCCGAGAATCGACGATGGACACCCCACGAAAATTGGGTTCGCTGAAGATGCAGACGTAGCAATGTGGGAGAAAGAAGTTACTCCCCCCAGTGTTGAAGGTGGTGGGGAGAACGATACCACGACGATGCACAATTTGATCTGGAGAACAAAGGCACCGAAGAAATTGAAAACGCTTGGTGAAAGTTCGTTCACGGCTGCATATGATCCCGCCGTTTACGAAGAGGTTATCACCATGTTGAATACGAATCAGCTGATTACTGTTACGTTTGCTGATGGTTCTACTCTCGCGTTCTGGGGATGGATTGATTCCTTCACTCCCGGTGCTGCAGTCGAGGGAGAGCAACCCACAGTTGACGTTACAATCATCGCCAGCAATCAGAATGATTCGCTCGTGGAAACTGCACCGGTTTATGCCGCTGCGTAATTCTTTAACGGTGGGAGGGGTTGCATGGGTCAACCCCTCCCTTCCGAAACCGCAAGGCGTTTGTCTTGCAAAGTCCTGGGAAGGACCGTTATGAGTGAGACACTGAATCTATCGCTGAAGTTGAACATAGAGCCGGTTGAAATTGAGCAACAGGATGGGGAGGTGTTGACATATACTCTCCGTGAACTTTCCGGCAAGGAACGTGACAACTACCTCACGAAAATGTCCTCGAAAATGAAGTTCGATGCAAAAGGAAATCCCTCTGGGCTGAAGGATTACCAGGGACTACATGCAATGCTCTTGAATCTTGTTTTGAGAGACCCGCACGACACTATCATTTCTGTCAAAGACCTTCAAGAGTTTCCCGCGCGTGTGCAGAATGCTCTTTTCGAAAAAGCTCAAGAAATGAATGGTCTCGGAGACCTTGGTGAAGCAGAAGCAAAAAACGAGTAACGGGAGAGGAGCTTGATTGGTTCAAGCTTGCAACCCGAATGCATTGCACCGTCGAGGAAATAAAGCAACGAATCTCTTCCTCAGAATTTACGAGGTGGCAAGTTTACATTGAGAAGGAAGCAAACGAGTTTCATCGACAAGACTATTTCCTTGCTCAGATTGCTACAGAGGTTCGCAGAAGTTACGTCAAGAATCCTCGCGCTGTGAAGTTGAAACAAATGCTTCTTGAATTCACTGAACCTAGATTCAAAACGAAGAAGAAAATTGTACCAACAATGGAAGAGTCCAAAAGTTTTTGGTTCGCTGCTGTAGGACTCTCAAGGAAAGAGGAGTAAATCATGTTGGCTCTGAATCTCGGAACGCTTTCGGTTCGTCTTATGGCGAATGCAGTACAGTTCATAGGTACGATGAATCGAGTGCAAGCCAAGATGATGGCAACATCTCAGGCGGTTTCTGCTATGGGTATGAAAATGTCCTTGGCTTTGACTTTGCCTCTTGCCCTCATTGCCAGAAAAGCAGTGAAGTCTTTCGCAACGTTTGATGATGCGATGACAAAATCAACTGCAATCATGTCAGGGGTTACGAAAGAATTGCGTGGTGAGATGGAGGACATGGCAAACTCCATCTCACGCAATTCTGTAACATCAGCGGAAGACCTTGCGAAGTCATATTTCTTTCTCGCTTCTGCAGGGATGGATGCCAAACAATCGATTGCGGCTCTAGCAACTGTTGAAAAGTTCTCTGTTGCCGGTAACTTTGATATGGCAAAAGCAACTGATCTTTTGACAGATGCTCAATCGGCTCTTGGATTGACTGTAGATGACACCGCTCAGAATCAAGCGAACATGCTCAAGCTTTCAGATATGCTCGTGAGAGCTAATACGCTTGCGAATGCATCTGTTGAACAATTCTCCACGGCTCTTACGAGTAAAGCTGCAACCGCAATGAAGTCTTTTAACATTGAAGCTGAAGAGGGGATTGCAATTCTCGCCGCTTACGCCGATCAAGGTATAAAGGGTGAGCTTGCTGGTAATACCCTCAGTAGAATCAAGGTATAAAGGGTGAGCTTGCTGGTAATACCCTCAGTAGAATGTTCCTACTCATGTCTAAAGCAGTTACAAATAACAAAGATGCTTTCAAGAAACTGAATATTGAAACCATCGATGCTCAAACAAAAGGGTTTCTTCCTTTTCCAAATATCATCAAGCAACTCACAAAAGCACTCAAAGGAATGGGAGTCGAGGAGAGGACAGCGGCATTGCAATCACTCGGATTTCAGGCGAGAGTTCAACAAGCGATTCTTCCTTTGCTTGGTTTGTCTGAAAAAGTTAAGGGGTACAA